CCTCTTCGTCGTCGTCGTCGTCGTCGTCCTCTTCGTCGTCCTCTTCGTCAGAATCTGAAGTACCAACCAAAGAATCAACTACTTCTGAGGGAATTACTGTAACGATTGCCCAAGTACCGTCATCGTATTTGACGAGTACATTGCCGTTACCCAATTCAATTCTTTCGATCTCCTTTTTAGCTGGAGCAGCTTTCTTAGCTTTTGCCATTTCGTTAAAATTTAAATGTTACTTATTAATTATGTTATAACTCAATTTCTTGAATTCGAATGTATATTGAAATACCCTGACCAGAAAGAGTATTTTCTGCTTTCGAGGGCATTATTAAATTGCATTATGTTATAGATGTTACTCATCAAATTCAGCTATGTGTCTATTCTTTTCTAGTAAACCTTTAGCCATTAGGTCCTCTTCAACCAATTGGTTATAAAGCCTTCTTTTTACGTTTCGATATTTGCGATTTAACCACTTAGTAGAGAACCTCCGATACTGATTGCCTATATTATATAATTTATATGTATCATTGAACAAATTCTTACCACCTCTGTTAAAAGCCTCATTCATACATGTGATATATCTTCTTCTACGATGTTTATCAGAACGGAACTCTATTGGATATGCCCATTGCCTTAAATGCCTAACTTGGTCCCTGAGAAAGAAAACCTCTTCATATTTATACCTTGGGAAAGTAGTAATGCCTTGTTTGATAAGCCTTTTACCACTTATTATGTGTATATATTTATTAGCCTTGCGACCATGGTAGAAGGTTGCAACGTGTCTAGCATGAAGTCTAGAGAAGTATGGGATCCTGCAATAGTTTTTAGCATATAGCCTTGATTCTACTCTTTGATATATACTCTTCCTTATGTTATTTGGAAAGTATGACCAAATATAATACCTATCTGGCCATACGAATCGCCTATCCCTACTTACTCTCATTTTTCTTCATGTCCTTCTGAGCAGCCCTTGACCATAACTTAATTGATTTCTCGTTAGCCTCTGGGAACTTTTTTTGTACTCTTCGAATGATCCTTTCTAAGTCGTAACCCTTTTTGGTTAATTCAAAAGTGTATGATTTCTTAGTACCTTTCAAGAGATTGAATTCATCTCTTTCTCTTGGTTTTCGAAACTTTGATTTAGATATACCGGGTACCCTCTTTTTTTTAGTGATTTCTCCGTTTTCGTTCTCTTCACTTATAAAGCCTAATCGGAGTCTTGAACTACGGATGGGATCATCAGCTGGAACCCCAATTTCATCTAATTGCCCAAGTAACCACTTATCATATTCATTGATAAGTTCTGGGTTTGGTTCTGGGTTATCGGTCCGATTGATGTAATTGATTAACCCACCAATACTACTACCGCAAGCATCTGGGAAAGGCATTCCCAATGTTATTGCTTGTCTTTTGAGATCTTTCCAAGTACCTCTGGTTAGATTATCCCTCCGGAGTACCTCTTTTTGTTTACTGATAATTTTCTTTTTTGCCATAATTGCTAATGATTTAAATTTGATACTGCAAAATTAAGAATAATATTTTAATTATGCAAACAAAATCTACTTTTCTATATAAAAAGCTGAGGAATCTGCTCTGGACACTGGTAGAGATTTGAGTGGCTGTGATTCATAAAGACCCTTATGCTTCTTTCTCTTTGCCCGAGCCTTTTTGATAGAACCAGATGGATCTCTAGCCATATCAAGATTATCCCTACTAAAGTTGATGTTGTTCATCTCTTTATAGTTTAATGCCCTTTGTACTATTTCTCTGTACTCAGGCCAAAATTTCTGACCAAGTCTAACCCTTGAAGTCTGAATGTAATAGTTAGATATCTTAAAGCCTAAAGAATCTGCATCATATTTACTATCAAATACATACATGTAGAACCCCGTAATTTCTTTAATAATTTCGGGGTCTTTACGTATAGGCATTACCAAATAGCCTTCCTTGAAAAGCTTCTTTGATATTAATGCAATGTATGCTGTATTTTCTGCCTTACGACCCCTGTAGTAAAATCTTTCTTTAATCTTCTTCAACATCCAAAAGGGGGTTTTAACTGGGTCTAGAAGATATTTAATGTATATCTTATCTTTTTTATTTAGTCTGCGTTTATACGCAGATGGTTGTTGCCACTCTTGAGGAAGAATTCTAAAGTTATTCCACCTATCAAACTCTAATATCAGAGCAAGAGTATCTTTATCCCAAGGATCTGTAGATTCACTTAATACCTTCAAATTGTTACGTATAGAAGCAGTACTTATCCTCTTAACAAGGTTTGCTGAATCACCAGAAAATAATGCAGCTTTCTTACGTTTAACTCTACGACAAATAAAAGCATCTATCAGATCCTTAAAAGTTTCTTGACAAGGGTTACCTGGCCTAAAGAGACTTGGCCATTTCTCGAGGAAATTAGTGAATAACTTAAAAAACACTTCTGCTCTTTCCTTAATCTCAAGATATTTATAATGAGATAGACCAAGCATTTCACCAGCTTCCCATGAAGACTTGCCTTGCCCAAGTGTCAAAAAAAGGGAGTGCTGTTCTTTTTCAAGTAACCACTCCCAAGCTCTCTTTTGGTTTTCGTTCATATTAATATGTTTTTTTACTTAGTACATTATCTATCTTTTCTTGAGTAATATCGTCCTCGTTTTTGTCCAAATAGCTAGCATATAATACATCTGGATCATAATTTTGATATACTGAGTATAATACATTGTCAAATGGTAGGGATAATTTCATTGTGCCATAATTTACTATCATCTCTAAACCGATTGTCCTATTTTTCATATCAACAGAAGTTACCGTTGCTTCTACTCCCTCATAAGGATAACCTTTTAGATGAACAAATTGACCTATTTTAATGTTTACCAGGTCGTCCAGAGAATATTTCTTATTCTCTTTTGCAATCTTCATAAACCTCCTTACATCTTTCCTTGGGCATAATGCAATTAAAGAGAAGTCATCGAAATCTTCAGCATTATCAACCCTTGCTTTCTTTTTCCTTTGATGTATGGTGATTGTGTCTTTTACCCAATGATGTATACCAGGAATAGTTCTCTTTAACTTATTAAGAAAGATACGATCATGTGCTTTCTCTATTCCCATCTTCATAAACCCATAATTGAAAAGTACTGGCTCCTTTGAATATACCATCTTACCCTTACGAGTTTTCTTCAGCACATTTACTGTAGGTATTATTGGTTTGACACCATTAATACCTGCTTCCTTTAGCTGAGATTTTATATTGCCAAAGTTTTTCTTATCGAGGTAGAATATACAATATACTCTACATCTTTTAGAGCCTAACTTGTCCATGTTTATGTTTACTTAACTAAGAGTTTAGCCTGCTTGTGTATACTCTTGTAATCTACATATTTCTTTATAGATGAAGCCATGTAGATACGTAATACATTAGCTGGAGTTACTAACGTCATACTTCTTTCACCTTTACCTTTGATACTGGTTTCGATTACGTCTGCCAATCCTTGATCTACAACGAAAAAGAATTCATCTCTTGGCATTGAATTATACCTCATTACCAGTACTGGTACCTTACCAGATCGTTCGGCATCACCCTTTGCCTGTTCCCAGAATTTCTCTATTACTGACCCTTTAGTACCAAGTAAAACGTGTTCGAAGTTTATATCCCTATAATTCTTACATTCTATAGATAATTTACAACGATGGGCATGTCTTTCATCAGTACACATAACATCTGAAGATAAATCGTTGCTTTTATGATAAGCTCCAGAGTATGGGGTTCTTCCGAAGGTATACCCAGTCCAATCAGTAAAATATTTTGCTACAGATCTTTCAAATCTAGAGCCCTTGTTTTTAGAATTCATATATTGTGTCTTGTTATTACATTACCTTATAGTAGTCTAAATTGGCTTCTACCGTTAATTCGCTCAACTTGCAGCGTCTTAAAATTTGATAACGGTAAGGATTCCTGGTGTGTAATAAGGAATAGGTTTTTACCTTCGAAAACACTATCTAATAAGGATATTACGATATCGATATTATCGGTAGACAAAGACTCAAATACCTCATCTAAGAAAGCTATATTTATATCCTTCGATGAAGTTAATGTTTCATTCATAGCTAATGCCATTGCAACATTACATAATTGTTGTTGACCACCAGATAGTTCATCATAATCATAATATTCACCATCCATCTCTATTGTAGTTACAAAGTCTTTTTTAGTAGAATTCAAATCTACTTCAAAAGCTATTCTAAAGCCTAATACCTTAGCATAAGCTTCTAAAGTCATATTAAGCTTACCGAGAGATGAATCAAACAAATAAGCTTTGATACCCTTATTACTCAATGGGTCCGATATCAACCAATTGTAATTATCAAGCTCTACTTTGTATTTATCCAAATTATCTTTTACGTTACGGATATGTATACGCAGCTTGTGAGCTTTATGTTTGTATTTTGGCGACAGAGCTTCCAGCTTTCTATTCTTTATTTCTGAAAGCTTATCATTTAACTCATCCAGGGATTCTTCTAAGTCTTCAATATCTGAAGCAATAGAATCGAATCTTCTAAGTTTATCCTTTATTTCTGAGATATTATCTCTTACAGTTTCACGCTTATCGTTTAACTTTTCGATACTCAGATAAGCCTTTTTGATCTCTTTGACCAATTTTAAAGCTTTAGCAGATTTACCATCCTCTAATAAATCTATAACTTTAGTGATTACATATATTAGTGGTTGGTTAGAAACTGTCTTAGCTTCAGCTAACTCATTATTTAAGCTTGAATATCGGTTATTTAGTGTATTAAGCTTTTCTTCTAGTGCATTAACTTCTTTCTTCTTATAACTTAGTCTGGTTTCTTTTATATCTTTTTCTAGAGTTTCCTTATTTTTTGTTAGCTTGGACTTTTCACTTTCTAATTCTGACTTAAAATTCTTTTCTCTACCCCTGAAATCTTTATAGGCCTCTTTTGCAGTTTCATATTCGTTATCCAATGATTTGAGCTTTGATAGCAATTCATCTACCTTTAAGCTTACACTGCTCTTATATTGCTTTGCTAAGGTAGTAGCTACATTCAAGTAATTAAGGTTAAAGGCCTCCTCGAATAATTTCTTCTTATCTGTATTGGACTCTTGTATTAGTTTCTTCATACCCTGTCCAAACATTATTGAATTCATGAACAAGTTATAAGTTAGCCCAAGCTCATTATTTAAGAACTCTTGTAACTTAACTTTACCCTTAATATCCTGGACTACAGCATCCTTAACTACTACCAGTCTATCTTTACCTTTAGCACCGTCTTCTAAAGTACCAGTATAATTCTGACAACGTGTTACCTTATAGAATGAATTATCTCTCTGAAAATATACTTCAACTAATGTACCTTGGTAATCACTAGTTTGGTATTTTTTCTTCGTATTTACATCTGAGGTTCCCTTGATTGATTTACCATACAAACCCCATACTAAAGCAGAGAATATTGAACTCTTCCCAGCTCCATTACTTGCTCTAATTACTATTGGAGCACCCTGATTAAGGTCCAAGGTATTATCTCCTTCGTATGAACAAAAGCCTTTTATTCTTAATCTTATGAATGTTATCATTGTTCCGATTCTTTTAAGATCTTCACTAGTAATTCTTCCTTAACTTTGTCTTTAATGCCCTGCTGTTTCATATAACGGTGGGCCAGCTTCTTTTTCGAAAGCTGTTTGGTAATCTTATGGTTCACTACTTCTGGCAAATTCAACTTACTTGGCAGTACTGTATAATAATTACCATCGTCTTTAATATCTTCTTCTTTCTCAACGTCTATGAATCTTGGGTATTTACGTAATGGTACAAACTTCATGCTTAAATCCGTATATACTTTCCAATAGCCCATATCGCAACCTCTATCTGTTCTACGTTGGTGCATTGGAGCTCCAATCATGTATACCTTCTTACCTAACTTCTGCGGTTTGTGAATATGACCACATAATACTAAATCAAATCTTGATAAAGTATTTAAGTTCAGATTCTCTACAGAATCTATACGGCGGTCATCAGTATCTTTAGCACCTGGATAATCTGTATGTAATAACAGAATATGTTTATACGTTTTGTCTAACCTCTTATTCTTTAGATACTCTGATAAACCAACATTATGGTCTATGTAAGGTACTCCATGAACTTGAAATTCACTGAATGGTCCAATGTTCAATGCCACGCTTGGATCTATTACGTTTAATACGTAGTTCTGAAATAAACTAATCCAGCCTTTGTTCATATTACCTATGGTATTTACTCTCTTCAGGTCATGATTACCCTCTATACAGTAAATACGTTGTCTTGGGAACTTCTCAACTAAATTATCGAAGAAATTTTTAGCCATTAAAGCTAGTTCTTGGTCTATGTTCTCTGGCTTATGAAACATATCACCACAGAATAATATTGGTACACGATGTTTAGATGCCTTATTGCATAGAGTTTCTATCACATCAAATCCATTTTTAGTTCTTGAATAACCTTCATTAAACTTTGCCCACAAGTTCAAGTGTAAGTCAGAAAATACAAGAGCTAATATCTCTTTATCCTTAGATTTTGTCATTTACAAACATCTTTATTAATGCAACCCTCTTATCTAACTCTAACTCTTTAAGTACCAATACTCTGGTATCTCCATACAAATCATGTATAACACCAATATCTGCACCATAGTCTAATAACCGTTTGGGTTTAAAGATATTGATACTTAGTAGTTCGTTTATCTCATGTAGCTTTATGTAACCGAATCGGTCTAAAGCCATAATCATTATTTGAGATATTTGCCATTGAAAATACCTGCTCAGTATCCTCTTGTTATTATCTTCTATAAGCCATTCATCAAAAGTATCTTTAGTGAATGGTATAAATACTAGATGAGTACAGTGTTTACCAAGACATTGTCTGCACATACTAATGAATTGCTCAACCTCACACTGTGATAGTTTATCTGCCTGCTTATATATAAAGTAAGCAGCATTATCAACAAAACTCCTGTCACTTACTACTTTTGTTAACCCAGAATTACTTGCTTCCTTAAAAACTTTATTCCTAAGATTCAACAACTGATAATCTTGCAAAGCAAGATCCTTAGAGTTATGGGCTAACATATCCTTATGTTTCTCATCTTTAGTAGCTGGTAGTAGATTTGACATACTACAAGAAATAAACGTAAAACCATCTTCAACTAATGTATTAGCTAAAGTAGTTTTACCGCTACCACTAAAACCAAGGAACATTACCTTCGTTGTATTATTCTCTTTTTCCATAACTACGTTCTATTTGTTCTTCCCAATTTTGCAAAAACATTTTGTTTAAGAAAGAGCCTATCGAGCTCTTTACTGCAAACTCTTTGAACTTAATCATCTTAAGCTCTTTACTCTTATAAGTCTTAACCGGTAAATCTTCTGGTTTTAATGGGTGTTGTTTAATAAACCATTTAAGATCTATAAGTTCACGGTTTCTATCTCTAACCTCGAGCATTGTTTTATGGCCTTCATCGTTATGTAGGTACTCATTACTATCGAGATACTTTTGAATAGAACCGAACTGTTCTAAGAAAACCTTAGCCTTCTTCTCACCAATCCCGGGATATCCAGGAATATCATCCGATGAATCTCCAACTAATGTTAGGTAATCTACTGTATCTTTTGATTTATAACCAAACAGGGCTTCACAGTTAAGTTCCATCACTATTTGGTCTTTACGCATATTATATACTTTAATCGTTTGACCTCTCAGTAATTGATTAAAGTCCTTATCAGAAGTAACAATAATTACCTTTGATTTACGTGGTACATATTTTAATGTAAGGTATGCTAAGAAGTCATCTCCCTCATAATTGCATAGTTTATTCTTATCATAGATATACTTAATTCTTAGATACCTCAAAAGTTGCATAATTTGCTTCTTTTGATTCTGCAATGATTCGTAATCTATTGATATATTTTTCCTATGTGCCTTGTAAGTAGGTAATATCTCTTCTCTATACTTAGAGTGACCATTATCAAACACTATGTACATATCATCTGGTTTAAACCTGTACATGTAGTGATGTAAACTCTTAAAGAATCCAAAGATTGCTCCAGTTGGAGTCCCATCGGGTGCTGTAAACCTACTGAATCTATGAAAACTCTGATGTAATAGCCCCTCACCATCAATTAAAAGGTAAGACAGCTGTTTAGCTGTCTTACTAGTTGTACCTTTATTCTTTGCTGCCATACTCAGTTTTGATTAAACGGTTAATATACCACCTTGCCTTTAACAAGTCTTTTTTACCACCCTTTTTACGATGTCTGGTTACGTACTTAATGATATTACCTTCTGAGAAATTGAGGTTATTGTTCTCAATGTAATCTATTGGTTCTATACCTTGTTGAGCATAATGCTCTGGGTGAGTTTTACTCATCATCGTCGGTATCTTCATAATCATCTTCTGATATACCATCTACTGGGTAGAGGTTTTCTGTTAAACTTTCTAGTAATTTTTTTGTTGTACCAAGAGTATTTATACCAGCTTTCTTAATTAATTTTCTACGAAGATCATCGTCGTTCTCTAAAAGCTGAATAAATTTCTCTTGTCCTCTGCAAATGTTTTTACCCTTATAAGAATATGTACCACCTCCAGACTTCTCGATGATCTCCTCCTCTATGAGTATCTCATCTAAGAAGTGTAATCTATCAAAACCTATGTGGTCAACATATTTAGGGTTATTGTATAAAGGCGAACCCTTTAAAGTAGGTCCCGGTGGAGCAACCTTATTCTTAATTGTACGAATTGAAGTTACTCTACCTATCTTACGTTCTTTACCCTTGATTTTCTTAGTAATCTGTTTACCACCATACATACCAATACGTAGTGAAGCATAAAAAGCTAATGCCTTTCCGCCTGGGGTTACATCCGGGTTTTCAAACATACCAGCTTTTAGATTCTTACGTAATTGGTTAATATATAGTTGAGTAATACCCAATGAATAAAGCATTTCGTTTCTGATACGGAAATACTTATAGATTGCCTTTGCCCTATTACCCATATCTGCAGAGGCATTATCCATTTCTGAATTAATATTAGCATCCGTGTCCAAGGCTGACATAGAGTCAAGTACCAATAGTATAGGCTCGTTATTAGTAAGTTGACTTCTCCAATATAGAGACATAGAAGCTATCCAGTCTGATATCTTTTCTATTGATGTTTCTCTATACACAACCACTTTTGAGAGGTCTAAGCCGTTTATCTCTGCCCACGAATTAGTAAATGATTGCTCTGCATCAACCCATAATACTATACCGCCAAGATACTGACAGCAGTATGCAAAGTCGAATGCCATGAGCGATTTTCCAGAGCTCTCTTCACCAAATAACTCAAGTACTTTACCAAAGGGTATACCTCCGCCCAATACTTTGTTAAATGCTAAGAACCTTGATGGTAACCAGGGAGTTTTACTCTCATCCACCTCACTAGCAATATATTGAGTAGGATATTTCTTTTGTAATTCCTTAAGCGTTGGGATCTTTATCTTTTTCCTTGCCATATTGTAACTGTATTTCAATAAAATAGGGAGACAGCTAATAACTAACTATCTCCCTACGTATATAACTCGTATGAAAGTTATTTAGCCAGAGTATTACCTTATTTAGATATCTCCATGCTTTTTCTTCTTCTTTTTCTTATCTTTCTTCGATGACTTCTTTGGTGCATCATCCTCATCTTCATCAGGATCTTCATTCAAGAACTTATTGAGTTCTTCTTCAAGCTCATCATAAGGCTTAATCTGAGCCCGTACCATTGCTTCTAAGTCAACCGGTTGAAGTAACTTCTTATCAACCCTAGTGGGTTTACAGTTACGCACTGAATATGATGTATCGAATTGACCAGTTCCAGTTCGATCAATCTTAATGTCATACCCATTTACTGGGTCAGTCATATCACCAGCTTCATCCTCATCGAGATAAAGTTCAATAATATCCTGATAAACTGATGCAGGAACTACTATGCAACGTGGTTTACCGTCATAGTCGAATTCCTTGCCCTTTTCATCAGCATATACAAGAGCAGCCAATACATAACGACGACTTGGTACTAATCGCTTAGCCAATACCTTATCATCTTCATTTTTAGATGACTTTAACTCTTGATACTTTTCCATGATTGGGCATGGCTCATCAAAAGTAGCAGGTGAATAAACCGAATGACCACCGAAGTAGAAGCGAATGATTTCGCATCCTAATTCCTCTGTTGGGCCCGGGCTTAGCAATCTAACTCTGGTTGTTCCGTTCTTAGGAAATACAAAACCATTTCCAGTACCCTTTTCAGCCAGTTTCTTTTTTCTTTGCAGCATCTTCTCTCTGGTTGACATCCCAGATGAAGACAGCTTCTTTTTCTTGTCTTTTACCATGTTGTTTACTTTTTATTTTTATTTGTTTGTACGTTTACTCTTATTTGATTCAGTATAAACTATCTCCTGTATACTAAGCACTGTAAAGGTATGGTCCTCAGGATTAAAACCCTCTACACTGCTAAACAGCTCTTTCGGAAAATCCAATTCTTTACCAGCATACATACCGTATGTAAGTACTCTACCAACCTTGAGTAAGTCAGAGTAGTATATACTGTCCTCACTTAAATGGCCCATCTGAACCACTACACCCTTACGTGGTAAATCTTTTTTATCAGTGGTAGTTGGTATGATAATACTACCTACCTTAGAATTGGTATTATTTGGTGTAAGTATTAATACCCTATTCTCTGGCAGAGCCCCACCAATACAAGCCAAGATAGTATTTATCATAATGGCCTGTTCTTCGCTGATAAAGTTTTGTTCTATATACATTGTCTTATTTATTAAATTGTATTATACTATAGTTACTATCAAGACCTTCGTGAATTAGCGCTCAAAGTTCTGAGTATCCCCTCTCTGGCTTCATAGGCTCTGCATAAATCAATAAATTTTGCCGCCTTCTCTACAGCCTTAATATATCGGTTTGATATTGATATATACTTATGATTACAAGTAGCTTTATTCGTTACGTAATCATTATTCCAGGTTGGGTTTGTATCTTTTAGGAATGTAAATGCTTTAGCATAGGCTTCGTCCCTTTCTCTTGCTAGAATATCACGCCTACGTATATATTGATTACGTATTGAACATAAAATAAAATAACTAGAGGGTGACTCTTTAAGCTGAGTTTCAAGCTTATTCCTATCTATTAGAAGTTCTTTCTGTATATCGATAGTTATATCTTTACCGTTATACTTTACTTTAATTGGTTTTATATCTACATTCATAGTGATTCTGTTGATATATTAGACCTGACACCATCATTATGTATTAATTCCCTATTACAGCATGGGCAAGTTACTACTTTCAGGTGTGTCATAAACCTACTATCCCATGAAGCCTTAATATCTGAACGTTCATATTCAAACTCAGTATCACAGTAGTAACATTTCTTGTAGAATTTACTACTTTCTGCTTTTCTTAAAATCCTCTTCATAAGCTTTCATCTCTTTTTTATACAATTTGCCAAATACCTCTGGAGAAGCTGCAGTGAAATTACCTACCTTCTTAGATTTGAAAGTATGGTACTCTTTCATATACTCTTCTACATCGAAATCTGGTTCTAGTAGTTTATTATAGTCATAGCCAGGTATGAATGGTAACTCCTCAGCCATTGACCTACCAATAGTAAAGTCCATAGACATAGCTACATCATCAACCTGAAAACCAAAATACTTTTTAGTACTTGGGTTCCTTAATATTTCCCATATACTGTGTACAGTCCAAGTGTTAATACCGTTTGGTTTAGTATACATATATACGGCATCATGAACTGTACATGCTTCCCTCATCATAGGTAATTTGCCTTGACGCATTTTCCAATAAAGCAAAATAGCCCCAAAGTTAGTCATGTTAGCAGCAGCTCCTTGGCAGTTTCCAGTGATCATAGTTCTGTATCTACCATCAGCAGTACCTTGGTATCTTGTAAAGAAAGCTCCGGTCTTTACTGTAGGACACCATACCTTTCCTTTGTATGGTACTTTATCAACTAAACATTTACCATAAGAGTTAGTGTGTATAGTCTTTCTATCTGAGAATTTAATACCATAACTAAACTTCTTTGATTCTACATACTCTTGACCTAACTTACTTGGTTTTCTACCCTTAAAGTAAGACCTATCACCAGGCTTTGATAGTATAAACATACTAGATGTTTTACCTAACAGTGTAACTATGGCTTGAACAAGTTGAGCCTGTTCCTCGTCACCAGAAGCAAATATACTCCAGCCATCACCAAGCCTCATATTGTATAATAGTATATCAAGGTGATCTTTGTTTAATGAAGATATAAACTTCATGTTTAACTTTCTACCAGGTAATATATTGGTAAACCGTTTAGAATCATCCATTGATAGTACCCAAGATACCAAACCATTACTACCGATACTCTTATTATAATGCAACGTAGAATTAGCTAATAGTGTTTCTATGTGGTCAACCTTACTTGGATTAGCACTAATTGATTGTACTATTCTTACATACTTACCACCTTTCAGACTTGCATCAGTTAGATACCACCCACATAAAGCTATAAACCAGTCTTCATATGTATCAGTAACCCTATCAAAATTATGTTCTGATACTATGGGGATTCTTACATTCGAGGTTTTACTTTTTTCAAAAATTTCTTCCGATGTACTTACCTTAAACCTATCCAAACGTTTATTGGTTATATACCACCTATGGTAATTAGTTGACTGTATACCACAGTGCTTTGAATTAAAGGTATACATATCTCCATCATAATCTAGTACATGTAGATTGGTTACTGGTTGCCATTCAGACTTATTTGTTTCTGGGTTAAAAGCTAATATATAATCTCCAACTGATAACTTAGAATAGTTCACCCAGCCTTTTGTTTTACACAGGGCCTGTGACGATGGTAATAAACATGGGAAATTCAGTCCAAGGCGTATGGCATAAGCAACATCTTCATTATTACCTGACCATATTTGGGGTAATCTTCGCCTTGTACCAAATAATTGAGTATAGTAGCCGTACTTTTTAACATACTTCTCTTGTTTAGCCTTAAACTTCTTAATCTTAGGATGATCTGCAAAGAAGTCATCCATCTCTTTTTGAGCCTCTTCTTTAGTTACTATAATACCAGCTTTTGGATCTGATAATTTAATAGCTAGTAAAGCAGAGCCAATACCATATATTAGACCAAAAGCAATTTGCTTAGCACCTTTTCTTCTTACCTTCCATAATTTATGATCTGGATGATTCTCATCATCATAAGCTTTTGATGCTTCCTCAATTGGCACACCATATTTCTTAGCTGCTATCGAAAGGTGAGGGTCTACTCCATCTCTAAAAGCTTTAAGATAGGTTTCATCCCCTGATAGGTGAGCCATCATTCTTAATTCTGCTTGAGAATAATCGAATGCCATATAAAGATAACCGGGTGGAGCTATTAATTGCTTCTTTATATTTGGATCTACTGAAGTTTTCGGTATCTGCTGCATGTTTGGGTCAGCACTACTAAACCTGTTGCTGTCAGTCCCTGTGATGTTGTACCTACCATGTAGCCTACTATCATCTTGAATTTTTTCATTCCACCCAACGATGTATGTTTTATACATTTTCTCTAATCCTCGTAATTCTAGCAAATTATCAAGGAATATGGCTTTATCACATTTTGGGTCTTTATATTCAAGCCTTAACTTTATCAGACTTTCCTCATCTGTAGATGGTGAACCAGAGTCTGTTTCTTTTAATGGAGTCATCTTAAAGCCCTTTTTACTGAACATTAATTCAGGTAGGTCTTTTTTACTATTAAGGTTTATCGGCCTTACTAACTCTCTTTCTGTTTTAGTAGAATATACGCCTGCTCTTACATTAGAGATCTTCTGTTCTCTTGATGCAATCTTTCTAGCGTCTTTTGGATCATTATAATCCAATTCTTCTAGTTCTTTCTCTATACTTTCTAGATAAGCAGATATACGTTGCTTATTATAATAACTTTGGAATCTCTTAACTACTGGTAATTCCATTATAGTATTATGGGCATTATCTATTTTTGGCTTATACTCTTCGATGAGTTTTTTGTTAAACTCTACATCAACGTATAAACCCTCTTTCTCTACTGATGTAAGAACCCTTGAATTACACATGAAGAGATTCCTAAATACAGAATAGAAACCTAAGTCTATAAGTTTCTTCTCAAAGAATATCATTAAACGTAGTGTATAGTCTGTATCTTGACAACCATATTCACATAATCTTTTAAGTGGCTTTTTATCCCATGGTAACTTATCAAAACCCATATCTGATTCATAGTTGGCAGATTCTGGTAAGTAAAGCCTTACCATATCTTTCAAACCATGTGGCCGTTCTTCGTTTAATACATACTTAGCTAGCATGCCGTCTAGCATAGTACCTCTATAGTATATGCCATACTTCTGGTTTATCTGATCATCAAACTTAGCATTCCAAGCAACTTTAGTAATAACAGGGTTTTCTATTACCTCTCTACCAAAGTGTTTAAGTTCTTTTTTCCAGTTCCAGTTATTACCACAGTACTTTTTAGTTTCTGGGTGATCTAGTGGTATAGAACATCCAAAACCTGGCATGAAACTAACTGAAAGTATAGTAGGTTTGAAATCCTTATAATATAACCCCTTAGCATTTGTTTCATAGTCTATACATGCATAACCAGTACGCTTACAGGATTCTATAAGTGTATTTAGCTCTTGCCTATTTTTAATAATATGGTATCTTGTTCTTTCCATACGAATTTACAGTTTAAAAGGGATACCAGTAATCTAACCGGTATCCCAAAACATTCATTAATTAAATCAACTCATCTATGGAGGTCTTCAAAAAATGCCAATCCCTTTTATAGCAATGGAGTGAATCTATTGTATGGAATAAGAACCCCGGTTTTACTCCAACTTTCTCTGCTATATACTCCATCATACACCATGCCAAATATACATCATCACCAAAGTGACCTACGAAATCTGAACTACGCTGATGGTATACAAGGTTTAACTGTCTACCAGTACCACAATCTCTGATAAGTAAATCATAGTACATAGAGCATGGTATACGAGCATCGCCAAAGTAATGTTGTGTATCACTACCTGTAAATATTGGTATGACAGCCTTACGAGTATCTGGGTCCTGTTTTAATAACTCGATTACCTCTTCTAAGACTGTACCATCGTTATCGTATGGACCGTTTTTACGATTAAACCTCTCGGAGTAAGTGTAGTCAAACTCCCAGCCTTGCTCTGTTTGAACCAAAAACTCACTCCACATACCTGGGTTAAGTTCCCAAGCTTTACCGGGATTGAGTTGTTTGCCTGAAATACGTTCAGCAAATTCTTCGTTTGCCCAATCTAAAGTTTTGGTGTATACAAACAAGAACTCAGGATCTGGCAATTTAGTAAGGCAGTACTGTTTACAGATCTCTTCCTTGGTTATCATGTTTTCATCTTTGGAAATGTCCTTGTTCTGATAAGTCTTGGGTTTATTTAATAAACCCATTTCCCATAAGTCTCTGCCCATTTCAGACATTAACTCTCTTGCGTTACTGTATATTCTCATTTTCTTTTTATATTATATAATACTAAAGTTCATCACTATGCTTTAGAAGCTGACTTTCTTTTAAGAAGCTTACGTTTATAAGCCTTACGTTGAGAGAAGGTGATACAGTTCTCTGGATATTCTATTGTATCATCGCCAAGGTTTAGATCTTTTGCCAATAGAGGTTTATACTCATATAGGTCAGGGCGAATTACCTTGAATGATCTCAAAAATACCTTGAACTTAGAAAATTCCTCGGGTGTGCCATTCATAAACTTGTCGTACACCTCTTTTACCCTCTTATACCAAGGTGATTCTTTATCGTAACCTTTAAAGATCTTCTTAAATGGCTTATGAGCCACATACATCAGAAGAGTCTCAATGTTACCATACATCTGAGTAGCAAATACATTAATCTGTACTGCCTGGTCTTTACCATAAACATACTCAGCCATACGTTGAACTAGAAGGAAATCAAAGATAAGCCTTTTAGTAATCTCAGAAGCTCTAAGAATAATGGTTATTACAGGAATATCTTCTTGGAATCTTTTACTAAAAGTAGCCGCTAGAAGACATTGCTTACCATTATTATGAGAGTTATTAAAAAGATAGCTTATATTATAATTTTGGTTATAAGTTGCTTTCTTTACATTAAGCTGAGATTTAATCAGATCCAGCTGATTAAAATCTATGTAGTTGTTTAATAATACAGTCCACTTAGCATCTGTATAATTAAAGTGTCTACCATAATCAAACTCTGGGTCTACCCAGGCTCTACGAACCTTTATAAATACATTGTAGCATACAGCTACTCCTGCATTTGCCACTGCCCCTTTTGAGAACAAAATTTGGTCTAAAGTTAAGAAACCCTCATTCAACTTTTCCCATGCTTCCTGAGAAGTAGCAAATTCAAGCGAATGACAAGTTTCTTCTGAGTTTAACTTTAGACCATCTAGTGGCTTATTCCAACCACCCATACTATACCTTAACTTTCTTTAAAGCCTTAGCAGCTTGTTCTTCTTTACGCATAAGCTCTTGAAACTGTCTAGCTTCTAGCTTCTTTTTCTGTACTTGTCCAAATTTCTTTTTCATATATTACTCCCTTTCAGTTCTTCTATTAGTGCATCAGCGCATGCAACAGCATATCTTGAAACCACTTTGGGATATGTATGTTTCTCGTTCTTGGAATATTCTGCTGCTAAGCTGGCATATCCAGTACTATGTTCACTACTCAAAATTCCAGACATTGCCTCTTTTGCAATCTCGTACCTGCGTTGCTCCCAGTCAATGATATTATCCATAATTATTTACTTTTTGCGTTTCTTTTTTCTCTTACTCGCATAGGGTGTTGACCCTGCACGTGACTTACACCTTCTGTTGTCTAAATAACAATCAACTACTTCTGCATGATTTAGATGCGCTGGAATGATATATTCTCTTATTAACTCACCCATACATTTAATAGTTACTAGCTTGTCTGAAGCAATTTACTTTATGTTTCTTAAAGAATAATACATAGAAAGTTTCTGGAGTAAAGCCCATAACTTTCAAGTAACCACAGTAGTATATGAAGGCTTTTACTATCTGCTCTTGATAACGTAAACCATCAGTTAATTCTTGGGTCTGCTTCCAAGTTTTATTCTTTAAGAAGTTTCTGCCAATGTTCAAATGATAGCATACTTTCCAAAGTATGTGATCCTCAGTTGAATGTAATTCTCTGGTTGTGAACCTAAAGCCTGGTATGTAACTTAGTACATGCTCTACATCTTTACCACGGTCACTAAGCATATCCTCGGTTACCAGCTTGAACAGATTAAGTTTTGGTTCTATGTAGCCCTCACTTTGTAATACAAAAGTACCAAACCAAAACAAACTGTTTAAATTATCTACAGAGTGATCAGTACCTTTGAGTATACGTTGGTTAATGTAAGCATAAATATCGCTTGGACCGATATTTGCATAAATGAATAACTCAGTGAAGAAAGCAAAAGCATCTGCTTGCTCTTCATTAGAGTTCTGCAAATGATTTATTAGCATTTCGAACTGCTCAGAGTTAAGTAAGTCCATATTCCAACCCACTGATTCGGCAATCTTAATTGCTTCCTCTGTTGATTCATAGCCTTCTGCAGTTTCCTCAATAACCCTTGCAGAAAAATCCTTTAGTACTACTTGTCCTTGTTCTGAATTGATACTAATTGGATACATTGGCAAATTCTTCTCAATCTTACCAATATAACCTTCCATGAGTCTTTTCTGTAACTCAAAAATCTTCTCAAGGAAGAGGCCATTGCTGACCTCTTCCGGAGTTTCTTTAATTGTACGTATGTCCATTACTTCTGATCTTTAGCTTTGTTGTTGCCTGACCCCATACCGTTATCACCACGGGTACTCCAGGTTTTTGCATCTTTATCAAACTCATCAGCAGTAATCTCCTCAGGCTTTGTAAGATATACTGGAGTATGAATCAATTGAACCAAAGCCTCACCAGCTTTAAGAGTAACGGGAACATCCGAAGTGTTATATACACATAAGTGATACTCTCCAGTATATGATGAATCACATACTTGAGCAGTAAAGATTAAGCCCTGTTTTGACCCTCTGCCAGATTTGTTAGCCACGATAAGTGCAGAGTTTTCTGGCTCTAACAGTACCCTAATACCACTTGGGATATTAATACGAGTATGAGGGCCTAAGAATATCTCAGACACATTACCGTCGACATAAGAGAAACTAACCACACCTTCAACATAAGCCACTTCATAAATCCGAAGGTGTGGGTTATTCTCAACCATATCAGCCAGTTTAAGATCCTCTGGTATAAAGAAATCTATACCAGCATCACCAGCATTGTCTCTAGTTGGTGAGTGTACCTCACGTACTTTAATAAATCTAACTCTTTCCATTTTGTAAATAATTTATTATGTTAATTAAATCTCTCTAAGCTATAAAGTTTTTAGATATTCTTCCAAAGCATAACCATTTATGTGAATAGTTGATTCATAAGCAGGAGCATCATGACCTGAATAAGGATCGTAAACTCCTTCAGTTTCAACATATAGTACATCATTTTCTATCAACTCTTTTAAAGATGAAGCAAGCATGCGAGTAAATTCTTTCTTATCCATCAACTAATCTCCCTATATATTTTACGTATTAACTTAGGCGGTACTTCAAACTTTTCACTAGCCTTATCAATACACTCTTTACGTTTAAAGCCTTTTCGTTTGTATATACGTAGGTATTTTTTAATGCCAGCTACGTCTTCTAGTACATCCAAGTCTTTATATTGATTCTCTTCTTCTAACTCTTTACGAGTTTTATTTAGCAGTTGACTCATTCTATATGCACATAGTTCTGAATCACCACATAATTTGCATTCCTTTGTACTTAGGTCGTATGCTTTACCAAAGCATGGATCTCCATTACCACCTATAGATGATAAGTCTATAGGTACTAATGGGTCGTGACTACCAAGATCTGGTAGTTGTTTTGTTTTCTTCGTCTTCTTTGCCATTATATTAATCTTTTTATTTATATTAATTGATACCTAGTACTCTTTGATGGTGATACCTAATTTCTTAGCTTTCATCATCTTACTTGAAGTAGAGTTGAGGTCTCCAGTAAATACTACTTTGGCTTCCTTGAAAGAACTGGTTTCCTTATACTCTTTATGAGCATTTAAAAACTCTGCTTTAGTTTTATATTGTTTTGGACTCCCAGTAAGTATACATAATATTTGATTTGATTCCTCTAGATGAAAATATTTCAGCTTCTTTCCTATTGAATGGAGTAATCTACGTAACATTCTAAATTCTTTTGAATCTTCAGATAATACCCACTCAGTTTTATAATTAGGTAGCTTACCTTCTCCAGTTAGTATTATACGTTCCAGTATACTACATACTTTTGGACCGTGTGAATCTAAGCACATAGTTTGTATTACCTTAGCAAGAGTAATGTTTTCTAGTATGTTCTTAAACTCAGCACTTATCTTCTCGCCTAATAAAGTAGGTATAGCCATCTTTATAGTTTTAGGTTTTACCCTAAGAATATTTGAACAAACTACCTTGCAATTACTCCTTACATAATCATATAACTGTTCGGATAAAGCTGGCCCCAAACCAGGTATAGAGAGTATCTCGCATGAATTCAAGAACCTGTTCTTAACGTCTTGCTCTTTTGATAAATCAGCATAAGCATGACAATCTTTGATTGTAAAAGGCCAATCAGGTAAAGGCAGAGTTTCACCAAAAGTTTTTACCTTATATATAAATGGTATGATGTCTCCAGCTAATGAGATAACTATCTTTGAGCCAATGCCTATGGTTTTATCTATAATAAAACCATAGTTATGTCCAGATACGTTAGTGATAGTTTTACCATCTAATACTACTGGTTCTACCTGTAGTGTTGGGTAGTACTCCCTTGACTTACCTAAATTCCAATGTATATTAACCACAGTAGTCTCGGCTACCATTGGTTCAAACTTGATAGCTATACAATCGTTTGGATATTCCGCAGGTATGGGTTCTCTGTAATTTGAACATGGCTTTATTACGAACCCATCCAAAGGAAATTTATACTTCGACCTGAATTCTACCATTGTCTTATATATTTCCTTAAAAGAAGTCATCAATAGGCCATCTGAAAATATATGTGTTTCTGGGTAAGGTATATCAGTTTTACCTATTAATGAAGCTAGGTCCTTATCGTCTAAGTCAACTAACTTATTACCCTTGATATATCGGTAATCATAAATAACGTACTCAAGGTCTGAAGCCTTCTTGAATTCTGCTTTATTGAAAACATCATAGTCTGAGTTTACCATACCAGATACAAAAGACCTTGGGTTCTTAAACTCTTTGGCATACTTACGTTCGAATGTATCTTTCTCTATAAGAATTTCCCCTCTGAGTATAAAGCATTCATATGCCTTAAATACCTTAAAGTTAATAGGGTGTTTGGTTAGCATGGTTTTCATCAGATGATAAATATCTTTGCCCCAATTACCATCACCCCTTGTTGATACTGAGAATAATTGGCCATGCTTTATTACCATTTCAAACGAACAACCATCGTACTTTGGAGTAACAATTACCGAGTGTTTCTTTAGTACATCCGGTAACTGTTCATAGAGATTACCCCAATCTGAGGTTTGATGTACCTGAATCTTTTTAAGTGATCCCATAATAAATGGGTGAGGTACAGTATAATTATTACTGGTAGAGGGTGCACCAATCAGCCTATTTTCCATACCAAGCTTCTTTTCTAGTGCATCAAATTCAGCATCTGGCATTATCTCTTCTCCGTTATAATAAGCTTCTCTAGCTTTTATATACAGTTTGAGATCCTTACTTTTTGTTTGTGATGTAGTCATAATATCCACAATTAACGAATTCGTGACATCCATTGCGATAGATACAGTCTGGTACCATTGCAGTACCAACCTGATAATCTACTAAACTTATAGCCTTCTTTAACTCCTCTGTAAACTTCCTTGTTTCTGGAGAAGCATTATGGCATAGCCTCTTCCTACCTATTGAGATCAGAGCCTGAGCATTAATCAAGAAGCTCATGTTGACTAGATCTGTCTGTTTACGTTCTTCTCGTTTAACTCCAGTACGATCTTCCCTTGAGGTACCAACGAACCATTCAACTCCAATCTTATGCCTTACTAAGTGAGTATGAACATAATAGGGTATGTCTTGGCATTGTACTAAGAATGTTAATGCCCTAATTGGAGAATGTTCTGCCAATAGCATCTTCATCTTCCAATCGGAACTAATAACGTTAGATACCATCTTCTTGTTTACTGTCTGTAAGGCTAGTTCCTTAACTACGTCCCAGCCTATTAACTGTTTAGCTATAATTTTCATTTCGGATTGTAATAATTTTGAAAATATACTAAAGTTCCTAAGTATATTGCAAGTTTATGTTTGTTCTTTCTCAATCTATGTAACTTCTCTAACATATCAGGGGCTAATAATTTCTTAGTAACCCTGTGAAGCTTATTCTTCGTGGTTAGTCCGTTACTATCGAGTGAAAACCTTAAGTATACCACATAACCAAGATTGGTAACGTGATACTCTATTGGTATTCCACCTATGTTTATTGTAACTGGTTTTGACATCGTTCTATTTATTTCAATCCCCAAAGTTGCCTACCATAAGGATAGACATGAAGATCAGGAAAATTACTAATACCCCTAATATTGCTTCCATTGTTGTAAAAATTTAATCTTTCAACTCATCCATCACTATGATGGCTAACATTGTTAAGAGACCTAAGATGAGTAAGATAAGAATTACTGTTATTGCTATCATAATCATATTTATATTATGTTTTGAAGTTAAAGTTCATCTATTGCTCTTTTCATTGCTAAGAGCAATATGAGGGTGCCCATCAAGGTCCATAAACCTAAAATAATGTAAATTGCTATTGTCTCCATACGTTATATAATTTTATGTTTATATATTGCTATAGATACCAACTGAACTACATGAGTAGAGAGTTATTGATTCTTCTTTTCATGTAGTTCTCTTGTTTTAACTTTTACCCTTTAACTAACGTCTGCTCCTAAGCCTAGAGCTACTTATTTATTTCCTACGGCAATAAATATGTAATCATTTAGTCCTCAAGAATCTAGAACGGTAAGTCATAAAGATACTTGTATCTGTTGTACTTCTTCCAGATCTTACGTAGATTGATTACTTTCAATTTTTCTTTACGATAATATCTTGCTCTACGTTTACTATGCCTTGAAAGATAACGAGGCCCATTATATTGGATATCATCAAGGTAAACTTTATTCTTACCTTCGAATAAACGAACCAACCTACCGAGGAATTGTATGGTCTTTTCCTCAGATGACATCCCTGCTGCATTTACCATATAACGTAACTTAGGAAAGTTCTTACCCCTGGCTATGATAGTAGTTGATACAAGTATATCTATATCACCTTCCCTAAATTTCTTCATTATATAATTTCTCTTTACTTTGTCGGTATTTACATGTACACAGGCAATTCTATATTTGCCGTCTAGAGCATTAGAAATATATTTATATAAGTTTTCACAGTGTTTTATGTGCTTACATACTATGAGTGCAGGTATATTGCCTAACCTGAGTGATTTCTTTAATCTATCTAATACGCAAACGTACCCTAAAGTATTTTCAGTTATAAAACGATCGTACTCTGCCTTGTAATCTTTTGGCCCATTATCAGGTGATACATACCAGGGTTCAGTGTCTACCAGCTTAACTACTACATTGGTTGAGTACCCTCTCTTGATTGAATCTTTTAATCTAAACTCTGATATCTTCTGACCAAAGTAAGCCTCAAGATTCATGTTCTTAAGCTCATCCTTCTTTAACTTAGACACATAAATGGTACCTGATAAGCCTAACCTTACCCTTGTATTATACAGGTGTGATAGTACAGATTGGTATGATTTACTACCTGCTAAATCAGCTTCATCAACCAATACCATATCTACTTTAGCCAATTCTCTTTGATAGGTTTTTATGTTCCTTGATATCGATTGAACCATACCTATACTAAAGTTAGACCAATTGGTTACTTTACTACCTTGAACAAAAGTAATGTTCTCACCGGGTAAATAACCCTTAAACTCTGATTTAGCCTGCTGTAACCAATCTGAATCGTTAGTTATAAGTAGAGTCTTCAGCTTCTTACCAAAACTATAGTATAGAGCCGACATAATCAGGGTCTTACCGAAACCTACATTTAAATCTAAGACCCCGATATAGTATGGTAATGTACCAACCTTATTTGATAATACTTTCTCCAATACATTAAACTGCTCTGGTCTTAATTTGAACTTACCCACTGACTTTACAGCCTTAGCTTTAGGAATAGATAGTCGTTTATCAATGATGTTTACCTTTAGCTTTTGAGATTTACACCATTGGTATACTCTTGGTAATAGCCCTATCTTGAACTTACCATATTTATTAAGAAAATGTACTTTACCATCCCACCCTCTTATTCTGCCTCTTAAGTAAAAAGCATTTGGATGTTTTATTGATAACTCATTATACAACTTAAGTGCATACTTTTGAGGTATATCAAGAGTACACTCATTACAGTTATTAATTATTATACTACTCATCTTCTTCGTTTATTAAGTTCCACAAACTGTTCTCTACCTTAGGACCATCTGTACTGTCCTTTTGTTTATATTTGAACATATACTTTACATAGTACTGTTTCATTTTCTCAGTTAAGAACCTTGATGGCTCTGGTAAACCATTGCACCATGCTAGACCCTCGAACATCGCATCTATGTAATCTTTGTAATCTATACCATTCTTTAAACAGTAGTCCTTTAATTCTACGAAATGAGAATATTCTGATGGGTTGTTTTTATAATTTTCCCTTAGCCCAGTCCTCTCGGCTATTACTGATACATAATAATCATGTACTTTTTCTGTAAGCTTACTATCTACATCTAAGTGTAAGTTCTGCTGAGCTTCTTTATAATCTACGATATCCTGGTACATGTTCGGTAATACCTGTAGTGCTTTCTTTGTATTATTGCCCATTAGCTTGAACCCTGTTTTAATGTAATCAATGAAGGCTTCCCTGGGTTTCATCCCATATTCTTTGCTATACTCATTACATATATCAGCAAGCCTTTTGCACTGAGTCCACCCTCTACCACTGTCTTGGGTTGGTTTCCTAACTCCCCTATGGTTTAATGCCTTCCTAACAGTATAATATATATCTGCAGCTAAATAGGCATCACCAACTGTAGATTTACTAATTCTTTCAGCCATCTTTTCTGATATGCGGTCTGATATTACCATAGCCCTTGAATTAACATTATACTTCATTGCTAATTCAAAGAACTTATCTACTGGGAATCTTTTCTTACCTAATTCTTGTAACACAGAACGAAAGCCTTCACGAGTAAGATGAAGACTTGGGGTTCGTTCTGTTTTAAGTTCTCTCTCCATATTAATATGTTATAATTTATAAATCATAGTTCATTTTTAAGCTTTTGTAGCTCTTGATAAGTCTGGTACTTAGTATTATATATGTACTTAAGAGTTTCTTTCTTACCAAGGTCATTAACATCTTTGCCTTCTGGTAAATATACTACCTTTACTGATTTATAATGAACTAGCTTCATGGCTAATTCTATAGCATACTTCTTAGCATCTGGGTCAAGTAGTATTATTATCCTCTCAACTGGAGATTTTATTATCTCATTTATCTGATAGGCAGAAACTGCTTTACCCATAGTAGCTATACCTTGCTCGCCCATAGTAAGAGCATTTATAGCTCCCTCACATAGAAATACTTTTTTATACATACTAAGAGCATCATAGTTGAATATGGTAAACTCTTTGCCAAGCCCAGTAATATCTTTGTTAGGGTTATTATATCTTGGGCCATTAGTCATTACTGCTCTAGCATTATAGTACCTTAGTTCCCCATTATAATAAAAAGGAATAACCAAGTAGCCGTAAAGAGGACCATCAGTGCAATAACCAATACCAACTCTACTGGCATATTCAATATCAAATCCACGTTTTCTAACATAACCTCTCATTGATTTAGCTAATTGGGACTTACCTACAGCTATATTCCTAAAACCTTCAGGTAAGTATACTGGTTTCTTTTCTAAAAGTTCTACCTTCTCCTCCTTGAAAGTTAACTCGGTGAAGTCCCCATTATTTAAAAATGTAGTTAATTGTGCCCATGTATCAAAACCTTCTATATCCATCACTAACTGAGCAGGTGATACATGTGCATTACATCTAAAACAGTTAGTCCTATACATAGTAAGGTTTACTCCGAGTTTCTCTTCTCTACCACAATATGGGCAGCGATATAACCTTAGCCAACCTTTCCTATATTCATAAGCTACACCCCTTTTAATAAAATAGGTATATAGCTTAGACTTAAACTGATTGGTTATTCTCATCTCCCATCTCTTTTATTAGTTTAGATACTTCTCTCTTTAACTTTTTAAGATCACTTAATGTTAAATCACTTACATTCAAATTCACATAACAATGTGAGAATTTTATTGATGCTGCTTTAACCATAGCTTCATGCTTACCATTGTTAAATGTAAACTTGGTAAGTCCCTTTTGAATAGCAGAAGTGATTTTGTAATTGCTTAATTTAATCATTTTCATATTATTTATATCTCAATATTAACAACCTCAACACCGACTTTGCGTAATAAGTCTAGCCCATCTTCCAAACGATATTTCTCTGCATAAATAACCCTCTTAATACCTGCTTGAATAATAAGCTTCGCACATTCTATACAGGGTGAAGCCGTGACGTATAGTGTACCACCCTCACTATTATGGTTACTTCGAGCAAGCTTAGTTATAGCATTTGCTTCTGCATGCAAAACATACGGATAAGTAACTCCATCATTATCTTCACATACATTATCAAAACCACTTATGGTTCCGTTATAACCATCGCTGATAATTGCTTTATCTTTAACTACCAGTGCACCAACCTGACGACGATGGCAATATGAGTTCTCTGCCCAAATTTGAGCCATCCTAAGATAACGGTTATCTAAGTTGTACTGTTTTTCTAAATCTATCATACCATATTGTTTTATTTATTTATATATCCCCATGTTGTAATTCTTTAGCCCTATTGCTATTAGCTATACTTGAGTTTTTACCAGACTTACTAAATGACTCGTCTAGTTTATTCCCATATACTTCATCATATTTCTTACGTTGTTCTATTGTAAATTCTCTAGCTCTTTGCTTATCGATATCTACGTGAAATAAAGCCCTGCCAAATGGTTGACCATCTCTTTGAACTACAAGCTCTAGTCTCTGTATATTATCTTGATCTTCTTGTTCGGTTGCATTTAACCCATATATTACTTGAGCATGCCTAACTATATCAACGCATTTAGCAATATCGTTTTCATCATATCTAGTAGTACGATGTTTCTTACCTTCTCTGGTAACATGGTTTGCTGTCCATATCATATCCAGATTCTCTGATTCGGCTAAGTTCTGTAAATCGATAAATACATTTGATATTCTTTCGAAATCTTCTCTATCTCCAGCAATAGAAGCTAACTTAGCAGCATAGTCAACCATTACTACATCTATATGTATATTACGTTCTGATAACTTCTTTATTAAACCAGATATATAATTGCAGTCAGTTACCATAGCAGGTACCCTTTCTACTACTAACTCAACCCCAAACCTTTGTAGTTTACGTATATGAGTTAACTCTTGCTTATCATATTCTCCAGTGTATATATCCTTTTTAGTTTTATTAAGAGATGATTGTATTATACGATCCATAATCTGATCTTTACCATTTTCAGTATCTATGTATAATACTGATTTTTTCATTCTCAAATAACCGAGAGCCATATTAACTAGAAAAAATGTCTTTCTAGCCTTTGGTTTATCCAATAGCACCCCTATTGAATGTACTGGAAAGCCGCCTGCATTAGTTAATTTATTTAATTGTCTATATGGAGATGGTACTATTGCAGGGTCTGCCTGTCTTTTAAATTGACGTTCTACTACATCTCTAGTTAAAAACAGGGGTTCATCTTCTGCCTTTGGTTTAGCTTGAGAAACTATCTTGTCAAGTTTCTTTTGATACTCTTCATATTGGCTAAAATCATTCAAGTCAAAGGATTCATTAAGGTTCTTCATTGCTACATATGTAGCAAACTGATAAATCTTTTCGTTGATGTATTCTCTATCCATTAATGGGTTACCATATAGGTCATCAACTATTTTATATATATTTGGTACATCATCTTTAGTTACCAAATCAACGTAATCTTTACCGTCTAGTATATCCTTTATCACTTCTTTAAGGATATTCTTTGATGGTATCTTAGAATTTCTTTTATAATACTTAGTAAGGCTATCTACTATTACTGAGTGTTCTATCAAAGTAAAGTAGCCTGACTTAACCTTACCTAAAGCTAACCCACCTTCCTTATCCTGGATAATAAACCTTATTATCTCCAGTTGAAAGCTTGGATCAAATTCGAATTTATGTTTATTCCTTCTCATACTCGTTATAATATATTTTGAATATAGTAATTCAGTGTTCAGCGGTTATCACCAAGTACTACTCTACTAGTAAGTCCTCAGCTACTTGGTGAATAATTAGACTAAATTCCTTGCATATTCAAATAAAAGTATTAATTTTGCATTATCAATCAACATTTAAATATGAATAGTTATGGTAGAATCAGAAAAGAACGGGTCAGAACTACATAGACTTAGACCCATGCAAAGTGGCTACGACAAAAACTTATTTAATGAGTTATATAAAGTATGCCAACCAATAATAAGGAATTTAGTTCGTCAGATAGATTGTAAACGATTTAATCTATCACCAGATATAATTAAATCGCAATTTGACGATAAGTTATTATTTGTATTTAATAAGTACTATGGAGCAGTTAACAATGATCAGTTGAAGTATACAATGATAAGAGCTTTGACTACCTATAAGTTACACTTATTAAAATATGCCTATTCAGAGAAGGCAGACTTTTACCAACACCAAGTATCATTAGATACGTTATTCGATAATAATAAAGAATTACTTGATGATTCTGATGAACAGGTAAAGAAAGAGAACTTAATAAAGGAAGTTGATAAGTATATGGAAACCCACTTATCAATTGATGCTTATCTGGTTTGGGAAGCATTAAATCATCAGCCACCTTACATCAATCAAAGATTACATGGTCAAAGGGTCACTAATAGACTACTTGCCGAATTCTTCGATTTACCTAAGTCACGTAACTCGGTGAAGTTTATCTCTAAACTTAGGGATGAAATACACCATTGGATGAAACAAGCTGCTAAAGACCTTAAGCCATAACACAAAGATAGGGGCCAGAATTAACTGAACCCCTATCAATGAACATATTAAGAAAAAGAACAAGAAAGCCTTAGTATGATTTCTTACGTATATACCTGAGAGTAATTGCCGGTATAAGCTTGTTGATATAAACCGTATCTGCTGTACTCTCGTGGTTTGGATCATTATCAAGAGCATTATAACCACTAAACACTGCCCCTTGTATAATACCACCGAATGGGTTCATGTTAAAGTCAGCCATAGCTCCATTAATACCCTTATCCCTATCATCAAAATTACCAATACATTCAGAGAACCTGTCTTTATCGCCATCCTGACGGCCAGGGATAATACCTAACCCATGCCTATGCTTAGGTAGATTACTAGCGGATAACTTGAATGAATATTCTCCACTTGAAGCAGTTGGGTTATAGATTTCTGAATTGTTTCTAAGAACAGTTAAATCACTACCATTAACATCCTGTAGTGTAATACCGCCCTCTTTATAACCGATGACTACCCTACCTGAAGCTTTAGAATATTCTTCCCAACCATTCGGTATTGATAATCCGTCCCAGAGGATAATACTACCAGGTTGAAGTACTGAATCGCTAACCTGTTTCTTAAGAGTTTCAACTTTATCGGATAATTCTTTGGTTTTAGCCGTAATTACATAGTTTAGATAACTAGTAATGTTATCGAATTTTTCACCAGTAGATGGGTTAGTGAAATCTAGTTGTCTAAAGATAAAACCCTCTACCCTATTAATAGCCCTTACCAAGTAGTTGTGTATGCCGTATGAATAAGGGATATCCGATAAGCCTTGACCTTGGTATGGTACTATAGCAAAGTACTCGGTACGATTATTTATCTCATCGTTGCCAGTACCATATACTCCAACAAGTACCATAGAATTACGACTATTTGCATAATCTGTACAAGCTTTAGCTACTGCATCATCCAGGTAACTGTATGAGTTCTGTACCGTAAGGAATGGGTCTCTGTCATCATTGTTACCAGTAAGACTACCAAGGTACTGTGAATCAGTACTTGGATAGTACGGGTTTCTAGACTTCTTATATAGCTGATAGAAATCTATAGCAGAGTTGTTAAATATAGCCCTTAACGTTACTGGGTTATCTACCTTCTCTGGAATATGTTCATGATGAGCAAATAGAAATACCTCGTTACTTGGCGTACCTTCAATTGGAACAGTAATAGTACCCTGGCCGAATCGCAAAATAGTACCATCTCTAGCGATAACCGATTGCATTGGTTCCTCTCCCATAGAGCTTGTAGTTCTATGCGAGTTGATCCTACTTCTAACGATATAACGTATTGGGTCTACGTCTCTCTCTTCTGATGATACTGAGTTTTCATCACCGGAAGCATAGGGGTAGATAACTAATAATTTATTACCACCGCTATCTACTACCTTTGCAGAACCAAACCCAGATACTGGGCCTACGCCATTCAGTATACCGAAGGTTTCGCAAAATCTTTTAGATGATAGCTTATCACCATAATTAAAAAAAGTTTCTTGTGCTGCCATACTATTCTTTGTTTGTTTCTTTTTCTACATTTGTTAATATATCTTTTAAACCCTGAAATCTCAGAGTTATGATGTACATAATTATCTTCCAAATGCTAATGCCATTCTTTATACCATGTAATTCACAGATATGTGAGTATATGCTGTCGATTTCAAAACCATAGCACATCAGTAATACTACTGAGGCTATGGTTATGGGTTCGATACCCATTTGTTTACCAAAAGACATTCCAAGAAAAGAAGCAACTAAAATATAACATAGATAATCTATTACTTTATTTAAAGTTCTTCTACATGCCCTGGAACGTCTAATTGGTTTATGCAAATACTTACTTACTGAGATACCAAACCAAAAGTCGGCACATATAAGTATAAGAGCTAACATTAGCATCCACCGTAGTTCAAAGACGATATATTGGGCTTCGCCCATCATGGTTAATACCAAACCACCTTTGATCCCTTGAGAAGCTATAGGTCTTCCAACGTTGCTGTCCATGCCTGATCAGTTTGTAATCTAACGTTCGTTATAATTGTATCTTGTTCAACACCAGTACCAATGTATAGGCCATCCCTAAACTGGTTTAGTAATGTATCTAAGTTACCATTGCTATTATCAAACCTAATGTTGGCTCGGTCAGCAGTAACTACAGGACTTACACCACCAGGTAGAATTGTCTTTGGTTTTACTTCAAATATACAAACCTTACCTGGAATTATATTTCCATTGTAATCTACAAGCTTTAATCTATAAGTACCAACACCTGGAGCTATAAACTTTTGGCCACTCATATACCCAGCATTAGTGCCATCACCACGATCATATATGGCCATATAAAAACCTGGTCCTACAGACTGTATGGTTATTGTAGTTTCCAATGGGCCAGAGCCTTCAATCACTGATGTAGGTTGAATAGAGAATAGTACATTTGGAGTTTTGTAACCTATATTAAGTACATGTTTAATATCCCCAGCCTTAAATGTATATTCACCGATCTTATCGAGAACCACAGGTTGTTTAATATCAACATTAATTGTACTGCCATCTGGTTTTTGCAATGTAATAGTACCTTTGTAATCAACATACTTACCCTGCCTATTCATAACTATTACCATGAAGGAGCACTTATCAGTGATATTCTTTACTTCTAAAAAGCTACTAGTATCTGAAGTTTGCCAAGTACTGTTAATGGTATCCTTTGCAGGTAATAAGCCAATAAATGCTGGAGCTAACTGGCTATGGTCATCAATAGTAGAAACTACATTAAACATTATAATAGCAGGGCTCTCATTATAATTGAGGTCAAACTCCCAAGTACCTTTTACCTTTGTACTTACCTTTAGTGTATTATATGCACCACCATTAACATAGTACTGTATATCAGCTTCACTAGTTTTAGTAGTGACTGATGATTGAGTACCAAGTACCATTTTACTTACCTGACCAGTTGGAGACTTAACCGATACAGTTACGCTCTTCCAATCAAATCCAAGGCCATTACCCGATACCCTTATTATATCAGCTGATAATTCAACTGCATTATCACCATGAAGATATTTAGTTAATGGTGAATAGTTAGAGAACTTTAATACTGATTGAGTAGTAACACCAAAGTGTATAGTAGCCGGTAATATATCAGAATGTGCATTTGATACTATCTTTGAAGTACCTGACGGTGGGGAAAAGACTGGTATATAATTTGTATCACCAATCCAACCTGGTCCTGTAATGGTAGTACCGTCTAACTTCCACCTTAACCCTGCTTGCATTTCCATTAGCCAATCCATAAAGGCTTTATTACTAGTCCTAGCTACATCTATAGTTTTACCTTCTTGTATAGCACCATCTTTTTGTAGTACTAATCCAGTAAGATCTTTTCCACTCTGTAACTGATCGAATATCATTCTAGCAGTTAATTTAGAACCATCTTTAAGCCATACATCTGGTATGTGGTTATTCAGTACAAGTATATCTATTACCGGTACTGATACACCTTTGATATCCTGTATAGCACTAGCTGTTAAGTTATCAGTCCAAGCGGTTTTACTTGGATATCTTTGCCTTACTAATATCTTACCAACTAGAGTAGCATCCTTTTTCTCTTTCACATTAACTACAGCGAATTTTGAACGATTCAATACCATTGAGAATTTGTGATCAGTGAATTCAGAAACCATGAACACTGATACATTCTCAATCTTGGTATAGCCCTTGTCATCTAAAGGTTTACTACGTAATATTTTTCTAGTAGTCTTATTGTACCAGATAGTAGTTGGGCTCTCTATTGAATCTGTGTTATTGTAGATAACACTTACGTATTTCTTAGTAGTGCCCTGAGTCCTTGAAGCCCTTACAGCTATAGCTGCAGTTGTATACTTATCTATAGATAATGTATACTTACTACCATTCAGTGTTAAGCCATCGTCTAATAGTGAAAGTACCTCGATATTATCTACGTAAGTAGTAGACTCTTTTAATACTCTGAACTCAACAGTAACCTCAGTACCTATGATTTCACCTGATGATGGTACTGTTAATTCCGGTACAAAAGTACGTGCCCACTTATTTAAACCCATGGGCAGTGAGTCAATATCAAAGTAGTATGGAGTTACAAGGACATTGTCCTTGTTTACACCTGTAAAACTAGCCTTATCTCCAGTATACTTACTAGTAAACCTTACACCAGTTACCTCTTTATTTGTATCTGTATTATAGGCCACTACCCTAAAGTAATTTGTATCTGGGCCTACGTAAAATATTGCTGGGCTCTTCTTCCATGCTTTACTTACCAAATCAAAATATTCTATTGATAATTGGTAAGGTACATTTAGCTTTGATTGGAATTTACCATTGATATACACCAGTGGGACTACATTAAACGGTGAGTAGTCGTTTAATATATCACGTATATAACTGTATACTGATGTAGGAATTGTTCCAGTTACTTTATATGTAACTGTACTTATCTTTTTACCAGTTAAATCATTAGCATCTAAACTAACAGAATCTAGTGCTGAAGCATAATCAGTAGTACTTTCCTCTGTTTTGTTTCCACCAATAGGGCTTTCAGTAATTTCAATAGCTAAGTTATTATCCTTATTACGTAGCTTGTTGAATAGTACTGTAAAGAATTCTTTACTGCCCTTGTTCTTTCTTAACCAAGCAGATACAGATATTAAATCTCTACGCTGTTTCTCGGTTAACTTCAGCGGATTACCAGAACTGCTATTGGTGAATGGCATACTGCCTAAGTGACAAGCTAAGAAATCTAAGTTCTCTTTCTTTGTATTACCGATTGATAGTACATCTAAGAACTTATCTATCTTATCCTTGACATCAGATAGAGCTGTACCAATTAACTCTAAGAACCTTTCAAGTAAACCCTTACCACCAACTTTGTAGGAATCGAATTCCTTATAGTAAGCTGGCAACCAATCTATAAGACGTTTTATATCCATATTACATTACTTCTTTAATATCAAGATTAATATCACCGTTGAATATGATAGACGAGAACTTATTAGCCTCAAACTCATTGCCCTGTTCTGTTATAGTAAATTGGAATTTACTACCTTTAGGTATATCAGACAGGTTGTACAGTTTGAGATTAAAGCTAATGTTGTTCTTAACATCATTTATGGTTACTGAAGCCTGGCTTGCAGCAAAATTCTCAGAGCTATAACCACCAGTTGTAGAGTAAATTCTATACCCACCAGCAGCATTGAATGAGATTAAGTATGTTATAGATTTACCATTTTTTATACTACCAGTATCAATCCTGGTGTAGTCCATGTTTAAATAGGTGTGACCATATATCGATTTAACATACGGTGTTAGATATATGTCTTTAATATATAGGTAATCTACTTCTTTGAGATTATCAATTAAAGCGTATATATCTGAAAGCCTTACTGAATTACCTAACCCATATTTGCTAGAATTATATTCATTATACAGGGCAGATAATATAACATTCTTAATACTTGATTCACTAGAACCTGGCCTGCCAGTTACCTGGAGATCTAATTTTAATTTACTTATGTTAGCAGGTAATACAGTAATTAAATCACCAACTGTTGAACGATCTGTTATGTATTTCTTTACATTGGCAATTAACTGTGCTGAAGGTAATACACCTGGAGTAACAGAAGTTATATATAATACCTTGTCTGATGGATCCGATGTATCTATAGCAGCATCCTTAACTCCTGGTACTTGTTTAGCCAAATCTACAAAGTCCCTATCAGTAATGGCCTTACCACCAGTACGAGTAAATGAGCTTATTACTTCCCGTAGTACATCGATGTTATCTTCTGTAAAACCATCAGCAGAAGCCTCTGGGTTATTAACCGTTACATTATTACCTAAGGTTTTTACTGTAGCAGGTACAGTAGTTATACTACCGCTTTGTATATTACCAGATTCACCAAGTGTTAAATAGTAATTTATTGTGATGTTTTTACCAGCCGGTAAATTATGACCAAGTTGGAACTTTACATAAGTACCTGAAGTTGTAGTATAAAGCCGATAGACCCTATCATTTAAAGAATTGCAATTAGCAAATGTATCTACCAAAGTATACTTATCAGTACCAACGTATAATGTAAACCCAACCCTACTAATGTGTTTAGTAGTATTTGTATTTGGTACCTTAATATCTACACCATTAGTTATCTCCGTGGCTGGTATACTTACATTGGTAACTAATTCTACCTGTGATAAGCACAACTTCAATTGAGTAGTATACTTAGGCCAAACTACATCTGATAAGGTTTGCCACGTATTACTATTACTATCATAAAATATTGTACCAGCTGGTATAGTACTATCTACCTGAGAAGTATCTGTGTTCAGCTCTCGAGTTAATACTATATTTACAGTAGCCGAGTTTGCTCCTCGTGGTAAATAATCAACTAAAGCCCCATGAGATAATACGGATGAGTATAGCCTTGCTGAGTTTAAGAATGATTCTCTAGCTGCATTATCTATGTAGTAATGTAGCATTTCTATAACGGCAGCTACTGCCGATATGATTATTACCAATACATTTCCTTCGGATATATCGGTTATCAATTTGCCACCATTTGGGCTAGGTATTGAAGTCAAAGCAGAGATCATGTCCTGCTTTATATCTTGGAAAGATCTGCTGTATGGGTTTGTCCACTTGTTCATATTAATTAGTATTATAAGAAAGTCCTAAACTATGTTCACTGCCATTGCTAATAAGGTTATATGTTATAACGATATTCACTATGGTACCATTCTTAACAGTATGAATATCTCTTACTGTGATTCTCGGCTCATACTTATTTATCGCAAGTCGTAAATATGTATATACTGCACGGTCTAGTACCAAGTTATTGGGTTCTTCAATTATACTTACTAACCTATTACCAAAATCCTCTTGTCTTACTCGTTGACCAATGGTATACTGGAGTATTGATACCAGATTATCAGTGATTAACCTAATATCACCTTCTACAGGGTAGACCCCTGATTTGCCATTGTTATTCGTTACATTTAATGGGAATGTAACTCCAACGCCTATATTTATATCTTCCATATTTAGTGTTTGAAATCGGGGTTTTCAAAATCTGTTTTATTTATAGACGATAATGGTTTCGTTACCTGCTGTGCAGTTGGTGCAGTAGTAGCCGGTCCAGCTTGTACTCCAGGATGAGTATGAAGGTTAAAGGCTATCCTTAATTGGTCGATCTCTTTGACTAATTTATTAAGTACATTAGTAAGATCACCAGATCTTGGTACACACTGGTTACCTTTATTTACAACTATCTGGTCATTAGCAAGTATATTTATGTTTGACCCTGACACCATATTTATACCACCATTGCCTTCTCCATGAATTGTGATACCGTCTGGAGCTTCGATAAACATAGTACCGGTTTCATCATCTATAAGTACTCTAGTACCTCTTGGTGTAATAATACCACATACTGAACCATTCTTGAAATCATCCGGCATCTCGCCCATAGCCCAACCATGCCATGACCATAGTGGTTTACCTGGATCACCGTTCTCAAATGATACGTATACTATATCGTTAAACTCTGGTAATGGGTGAGCTCTAAACCCCCCCATGTTATAACCAAAATTACAAGTTGGTAAAGCCCAATCTATAATACGTAACTCTGGTACATATACTTTTAACCGGTCCATATTAGCTTCGTCTTCATTCGAAACCACTATGCCACGGTATACAGAGTAGTACCTACCTAGTGCCTCTACTCCATTATCTACTATCTCTGAAATTGCAGACATAATCAAGTATTTTAATGTTACCTACTTTTTCCTACTCTTAGACCAAGCTTTTACAATTCTATCAACCTTGTTCTTTAACCCAGCTGATTTTAATACCTTAGCCTTAAACTTCTCGTCTTCAAGTTTATTCTGACTTAACATTACCGAAGCTTGATCCTTAGAAGCAACGCCCTTTTTATCCATAGTAATAGGGCTCTTACCAGTTGCAGCCCTGGTAACTTCGATATCTAATACCTCTCTAGTAGCTACTCTCTCAACGTCATTTACATTCTTAAGTTGCCTTACATTCTGTACGATCCAGTCTGCCTCAAAGGCATTTAAGAATTGAGTTTGTTTACCACCCTTAGTAGACTTAGACTTACCTTTACTGCTTGTAGTCGAAGCCTCATTTGGTTTTGGCTTTTGGTGTCTACTTTCTTGTTTACTATTGCTACTATCCTTATTACTCTCCTGTGTTGGTTGAGTAGAGTACTGAGCTTTACCTTCAGTCTTCTTTTTCGGCATACTACGTAATAGTAAACACTCAGTGGTATACCCGGACGATGGCTCTAACTTATGGATAGCCCTTGCAATATACCATAAGCCAGAATAGTTTTTACTTACATTTGATAGGTATACTTGCTGACAAGTTTCTAGATGTGGGTTACCAACAACCAGTAGTGTACATTCGAGCCTGGTTTCCTTTTTACGTCTGCCAAGATTATTCTTTGCATTGTTGAGGAATTTACCAACATCAATATTACCTGGCCCTGGTTGTTTCCTTGGGACAGCTCCACCGATTATCTTAGATAAATCTTCGTATACATTTATACCGTAGTAACCTCTAAACTTAACTTTTACAACGGCCTTATATTTCATGTACATACCGCTTTCGAAAGCATTATACCAGTGGCCTTTAGCTTTCATAGGAGTCATCCAACCGGTAACCGGTTTCCATGTCCCAGGTATATAGCTTATATATTCCCAATCTCTAGCACCATTAACCTCAAGTAATCGGTTTACTTCCTCTCTTACCTTTGCGTCCATAGCAGCTTTACCTGGAGGGCCACTATTTGCAAACTGTGATGAACCACCAGCTGAGCCATTACCACCTCCAGAACCTGCATGAGCATAGTCATATATGGTTATATCTTTATAAAACTCACCATATAAACCACGAGTAGTACCAGCATACACCTTTCGCCCTTTAGCTACTTGATATACAAATTGCCTTGAAGCTTCAACCTCTGCAGGATCAGAATCGGGGTTAGCCTTTAATTGCTCGTATCTCTTTAAGGCAGCATCAAGATCACCATTCTGTTTTCTAGCTAAGTTGATAGCGTCAGGAATGTCCATGTTATCTTTTACTTCCTTCTTCCTAGAAGCCTTCAGTGCATCTCTTTCTTGTTGAGTAGAGAATTGATATTTAGTCTTAGCAGCCTTTACGTCACCTCTTACCCATGGCTTAGTAGCCTGTTGAGCTTTAATTTCGATGACCTTCCTATCGACTCTAGTTTTATCTGGTCTTTGTGTTAGCCTGTCTTTTATATATTTGTCAAGTTGTGTTTTAGTGCTATTATAATAGTCCTCTATTACACCCATCTCATCCTTTATAGCACTCTTTATCTCACCTTCGATTTGATTATGTAAACTACCAACGAAATCTTGTAAACCCTTTGTAAGGTTGTCTACAAACGCCCTTAGTGAACCAAGGCTCTTGTACTGATCTACCAATCTAAAAGCAGCTGATAATACCTCACCATTCTCTGATTGATAACAATAATAGCTTACTGGTTCACTAGTATATCGACGATTATGTACATGTACTATGCCATTGATTAAATCAATATACCATGGACCACCTTCAAGGACTGCAAGCTTCTGTTTAAGTTGTATTAGTACATTTGTACCTACACTACCGATAGAACTATCCAGTATTTGTAACAATTCCCCTGTTGGCTCTACTGGTGAGTTTGAAGCAAATCTGTTAGAGTATAGAATAGTACTCTTAAAATCTGGCTCTATTTTAAGCGTAGCAGGTTGTACAGAACCAAACACTTCTTGATTACTTATTAGCTTTTGATTCATCGATTATCACATTTACTGGTTCGTACTTCTCTATAATAATTGGTTGACCAAGTCCAAAACCATCATTCATAAAGTGTCTAAAGGTATAGTTTTCCGATGACAACCTAAATGGTGGCATATTCCTAAGGTCATTGGTTTTATCTTTTAATAAAACATTGACATGTGTACCTGTTTGGTCAAATGTAACTTCCAAGCTTTTTACTTGTAAGCTGTAAGTTTTCGATGATTCGAATGAACCATCAGAGAATACATACCCATACTGAATTAATACCTCTTCACCGCTTTTAATACCAGATACATCTACAGTGTCTGGGTTACCGGTATCTATAGTAAACTTACACTCATTCTCTTGCTCTTGGTCTAATTTATATGAAAATGAGGATATGTATACACTTAGTGGTAAACCAGAGTTAGACTCAATTATTGGTGATTGGTCACTGTTAAATACAGCTAGATATGGAGTACCAGTACCATTATAAAGAATATGACCCTGGGATCTAAATTCCCTTTGTTTAGTGTCATTTCCTTTACCCGTAGTCTTATTTTTTACTTCTGCCATAAAATAATAAGTTAGATAGGTATAATAATACTAGAGCCTGGCTCTATGTCGAATGGGTCATGTATATTATTTATATCAGCTATATCACCCCACCTACCTGAATCACCAAAGTATATGAATGATATTTCCTGTAGTGTTTGACCCTCTAATACAGTGTGAATAATACCCGAATCAGTCGCATCACTTGGCCATCTTTCCAAGGATACATCGCCATCCTGGTATTTCACTTTATATACATTATTATGATAAGGTGATGTCTTACTCATACTTAATACCATTTGTTAATCTAAGTAACTCTGGAGATACTATCTCTGAGTGCCTTAAATTGGTTAAACTTACTCTCTTAAATACCAGATCCTGTGTAGCTACTGAAGGTTGTAATCCTGGCTGTTTACCAACCTGAATAAATTTCTTAGTATTTACATCATAGGGCCTTGATGAAGCTCTCCAATTCGATAACCTGTAATCTGCCTTCGTAAGAATAAAGAACTGATCTTTAAATACATCTGCAGAGCCCCACCGTATTTGTAATACAGGTGGAGCCTTAACATAACCATCAGCTTTAGTCCAAGCCTCTAGTAATCTACATTTAACAAGTACATCGTCTGGGTTATTTTTATCTTCGGAGTACCAACTTATACTGAAAGAAATGGAAGTCTCAGAACCAGTGTAATGGTACATAGGAACATTTCTACCCATTGAATTTATAGCTGCCCATGTATTTTCTGAAGAATGCTGAACCTCTGTGGGTATGGTTTGCAGTTGTATGTACTGAATTGGATCAGCAGAGAAGTTGATTATCTGAATAGCATTATCTTTTCGAAGCTGTTCAGATAGCAATGCTCTATTCGATTGCTTAGATGTATCCCTAAGCTCAGAAGTAATCATCGGAGCAGAATCACCAAGTACCCACATCTTACGTTTTTTATCACGATATGAGTCTGATGCTTTTCGTATTTCCTCGTTAGTTACTACGCTACTACTCTTTTTATATGCAGAGAAAGTATTATGTATATACTCTTCTTTCCTCTGAAAACCGAACATTATATCATTCTTCATGGGGTCATGAGACCTGATAGGCTGTGACTTAGAGCCTTGTTGCACGGGTCTCACAGCCCTATCAAGTAATATCTTAGCCCTCCATAATTTATTTAGTGGGCCTGATACAACTTCATTTACCGTCTCATTGGCTAGTATATCATTATACCCCTTTATAACTTTACCAACAGCACGGCCTACAGGACGATTGAATCCAGTAAGAGCTTCTTCTAATATATGTTTTGCCATTGTTTGTATATTTTAGAACCCGTATAATGAATCGTCAGAACCATCAGAACCAGGTAACGTTGCAGTTACCGTATCACCATTAGAGAATGTACCTATGGTCTGACCATTAATATTAACTTGAATGCGAGCTAAGGTTCCATCTCTAACTGCCTTCTCTAACCTTGCCATTTCGCTTGATTCCTGAGCAGCTCTCTTCTCTTCTTCAGAACGATTATCACCAGTCAACCAGTCATATATCATTGGTATAACTGTCATACCGGCAGTTATGCCTAATCCCCAAGGACCACCTAAGAATCCCATTAGCCCTTTACCGAGTGTACCAAGCATACCTATGCCAGAAGATACTCCACGTATACCAGCTTGTACAGCTCTACTTGATGCACCTATAGCTGAGGCTATACGTATACTTCTAGCCCTATTAACCACATCAGCTCCGTGAACCATGTTCTTTACACCTGAGCCAACCACTCCAGCTGCAGCAGCTCCAATACCGGGTCTACCATAGATAGCAGTAGTTGATACTACTCTGCCAGCCATATCAGTATATCTTGGGTTGCCATTTTTATCTATTGAGTACCTGTAGCCATTTCCAACTGGTAAGAATGGTGTACCATTTTTTGCTCTAGCAAGGTTATTACCAACTACTCCAGAGTTAAATGCCATACGCTGTAACAATTCATTGCACATACGTAAATGAACCTCTAGAACAGTTGAAGCCCCACCAGTTTTAGCAACTGAGGTCATGGTTTTCATCGCATTGGTTGCAGCTGATAAGAAGTCACCCCTTATCATTCTTAAGCTCATGCGTATGAAGCCAAAAGCAGCTCGTGCAGTACCAAGGAATATGCCCATGCCTACTCCAGATACTAGCCATTTACCAACAGTAGACTGACTAAAACTGTCTATTACATTCGCTACCTTAGTTAATATCTTAGTTAATGGTATGAATATAGTAGCTAAGGCCGCTCCGGCATTTACCTTCAAGTTCTCGAATGAAGATTGCAGAGTATCTATTCTACCCTGCGGAGTCTTCAGGTAATCATTCATGGCCTTATCCAAAGTACCGCTTGACCCCTTGATTTTATTCAAAAGGCCTAAGTACTCTTTACTACCATTGTTAACGTCCTCAATTAAAATACTTGCAGCACGTAAACCACGAGTACCGAATAAACCCTGAAGAGCAGAGAACTTATCAACCGAATTTAATCGATTTGTAGCTTTAGCAACCTTCTCAAGGATATTCTGTAATGGTAAGGCATTACCAGCAGCATCAGTGAAGTCCTTTTTAGTAAGGCCCATCAGTTTCATTGCATAACCGCCGCCTTTAGTCTGACCGGTTATACCTTTCAACATTTGGCTTATGGCCTGTGCAAAGTTTGTACCAGCCATTGAGCCCTGTATACCACGATTACCAAGTACACCTATATAAGCAGATAACTGTTGATAGTCTATACCAGCTAACTTAGCAGTTGAAGCAGAGTACTTCATTGACTGGGCTAAGTCCTGTAAAGACATATTAGCTCCAGTTGTAGCAGTAAACATACCATCTGCAACCTCTTTTGCTTTACCTGCCTCTAGATTAAATGTGGATAACAAGTTTGTCATCAAGTCAGCAGTACCACCTTTACCACCCATATCCATATCGAATATGGCAGCTAATTGAGCGGCTGGCTCTACTGATTGCTGAATCTTATCGAAGGTCATACCTGCCATAGCCATATACTTCTGACCAGAAGTAATATCGCTAGCAGTAAGTGGGTTACGTAAGTTGATCTCCTGAGCTCTTTTCATCAAGTCTGCCTGGTGATCGATACCATCATTAATCATGGCATTCGTTAACCAGGTAGTCTTTTGAACCTTAGCAGAGTACTCAAAGGCATCTTTCATCGAGTTAATCATACCAACACCCATATTTAGATTATTGGTATAGGCGCCAGTTAAACCCCGCTGGTAAGTACTGATCTCACTGAGCATCTTACCCCAGCTAGAAACCACGTTTCCTGCTGGGCCAGAGAAGTGATCCTGGAGCACCATTGATACACCAACATTTATCAATGCAGAATTACTAGAACTAAACATGATTATTTATATGATTTACTTGATTTATCTCGATATTCATAATAGGCTTCTGCAGCCTTTCGGAATTGTTCTCTTACACGTAACGGAAGACGCAAAAAGCAGAAATAGTCTCCGACAACTATTTCTGCTCTCTGAATATATATGAATTGGGCTACGATTGAACTATGTACATCTTTGCCGTGCTCATCATCGACTACGCTTCCGTCAGAAAGAAAAAACGAGGTGCTCCGATAATGGAGTACTGAGCTTTTTCTCCAGTTCTTGGGTTTTCTATATCTGTAGCACCAGTAAATACTGGGTCGATAGTGGAAACTGTTTCTCGAATCTCAGCCATGTCTTTGATTGAGAATAAGTTGAATCGTTCAACTCTCTCCCATTTATCATCAACAAGTAACATAAGGTTACGAGCCAACAAATCTGAGTTTCTGGTTTGCTTGTCCAATGGCATAGTGATCAGATACTTCTCTGAATTACCATCCATTAAGTCGAACTTGACTTGTTTACCAGACTTAAGAGTAATTGTATAGCCTTTGAAATTAAGCTCTAAACAAGCAACCCTTGCTGGGTAAAATGGGATAGCATTTGGCTTCTCGTTGATCTCCTCTTCTGTAATGTCTTTTGAGTAGTCAAGCAACATCTCAGTTAAATCTTGAGAGTAATAAGTTGGAGTAGCTTCTCCAGGCCAAGTATATTGGAACTCAACGTCTTTGCCAAGTGAGAAAATTCTTGACTGGAACAAAATCGTGTAACGATCCAATAAGGGAATATTGAGGGCATCCTGAATAGTCAGCTTATGCCGAGTAGTGTAATCTGTATCTACTACAATAGCAGATATAAACTTGGTGATGTTCATCAAACCTTTAGCATCTGCCGGGTTTGATAAGATTTCCTCATCCTCACCATTTTCTTCACGAATTGTGTAACTGTACCCAGATGGGGCAATGAATCGAAATGTTCTTACTTGTTCTTCCATTTTAATATGTTTTATTTGATTTATAAACGAGAAAAGGGTAAGTCCTGATTAATATCAGAGCCTACCCTTTAAAGCGAATTTTAATACTGATCTACAGTACCTACAGAGAACTCAATCTTTTCGATTGTATTTTCTGAAGCAGTTCTATCGAAGTTGATGCCATCAATCTTGGTTGGCCAAACTTCCTCAAGATGCCAGGTATTAAGTACAGTTGTACCATCTTCTGCAAGCTCATTGACAATAGCAGTTTCCCAGTAATCAGATGGGACTAAACCACCACCGAGAATGTGATCCTGGCAAGAAAATAGCCAGTCCCAAATCCAAGTATCAGAACCTGAAGTTACCTTCAACTTGTCTACTTTCATATTGCCGATTTTAACTCTACCGGCGGTTTTCACATCTCGATTGATGTCTCCATGCTCTACCTGGTCAACCGTAATATCTGGCAAATCACATTTCTGACAGAGATACGTGTTAACTGGGTGCTTTGGGAAACTTATTGAGAATAGAAACTTCTTACGAGGGTTTTTAACTTTTGCTCCCATTCTAGTATATTTTATTTATTTGTTGGTTGAATTACTCACGCCCATAGTAATTGATTTACTAGCCTTCTCCAAAACAACGTCTACGTTAACCTGTTGCATAGATACAATGTCTTTAAATGAGAAGACTATGTGATACTTACCTTGACGTACATCCTCTTCAGTGTTTACCTTCAGATCCTTCCAAGAGGAAGCATTCTGATCACCTTGCCATACTGGATCAGTTAGAGCATTATTATCTACCCAATTACTAATGAGTGGTTTAACTCTTGCATAGATATCTGCCCAAGTGTTCCAGATGTTTGGCTCCTCAATGTAGGATTCTAGGATTGGCCTGAGAGTCTTCTTTATATTAAGAATCAAACCAGTGTTGCCAATGAAGCGGAAGGAATCATTCTTAATCTGTGATGTGAAGTTATGCCATAACAGAGTACGTTTACCGAAACTCGGCGTATCTTTCACCACGAAGATATTAACGTAATTGTTAGCTAATTGCTCCAAGTCATTAGCTCTAGCTGGAGAACCAAAGTTAGCAACAGCTGGACCAGCAGCATCATTAACAATTCCTCTGTTTACACCAGCAAATGAGTAGTTATACCCATAACCAGTAGCAGAAGTATCTGCTAAACCAAGTACTGTACCAAGTACATCTGAGTTCTGAGGTAGACCGAGAGAATTTGCATACTTAAGACCACCAGCAAAGTAAGAGATCCACTTCGAATTACCGATAGCAGTTTGTAATTGTTGAGCAGCTTGTACGATCTTATCTAAGGTCTTTGGCGTTACCTTATCGGAATCATACCAAGGAATCTCAATGAATGATCTGAACTCATTTACCTCATCTAGAATCTGGCGTAATCTGATGTATACCTTCACAGCTTCTGTGTTACCTAAATGCTGGTCGATATGAGATAACCCAACATTGTAACTGTCCGTGTAGTCCCGGATATACTCCAAAGCAGCAATCCACTCTGCACTTGTAGCAGCAGAAGCTTCAGACTTACCTATGGTACCAGCAGCAGTTGCAGCCTTAATAACCACAGCAATAGCAGTAGAAGTATTATCTACCTTAGCTAATTTGTTAACGTAGGATTCTACCGATACAGGGTCGCCCTCAGTACCACCACCGTCAATCTTAACCATACTTACCTTGAAGTAATGGTTATTCTGAATCCAATTAGCAAAAGCAAGATAGTCTACAGAGGTAAGGTTAAGTGCATCTTTTGTTTTATAGGTAAGTACTGGACCACTTTCAAGGGTTGTACCATTACCATCCACTACTTCATAATACAGGGTATTATTGGCTAGTGTAAACTTAACACTAAAGTTGCTGGAAGTACCGATTGGTTCTCCAGCTCTACGAGTAGTAAGTCTAACACCAACAGTCTCATTATCAATTTGAATAGTGAAACAAGCTTTGTTAGTATTTACAGCACCGGGTACTGCACCAGGACCTACTACTCGAATAACTCTTAACTTTGAGCCGCGCATTAAAGCAGCTTGGATATTCGACCTTGAGCCATCTGGTACGATCTCTTCACCAAATACTCTGGCAAACTGAGATGTTGAATTAATCAATACAGATGGATCTAGTACTGGGCCTTTGGTAGTACGGGCCAGTACTGTTGATACCCCATTTACTGGAGTACTCACTTCAACGTTATTATTGATAAAGTTGAAGTTAATCTTTGGTGTACTAGGCATCTTTTACTTATGTTTAATATATTACTTATGAATTTAATAAATACGACTGAGTATCGTTATATACCTTTCACATCTAGTTCTACACCAGCTATCTTACTGTTCAGTATAGCCGAGATGTCTTTAATCGGTTTAATAACGTCTAGTGTTGATTTTTCTAATAACAGTCCATCTTTAACCTGATAAGAGTATACTTTTTCTAGCATCCCATGAGTTATGTCAGGCATATCATAATAATTGCCAATTTCTATAAATAAATTCCCACTTGGGCCTACGCCTCCACGTTTCCATTCATTTATATCATTGAAATATGGTTTGATGTAACCTACTGCTGGTAGTGCTCTATACATTACCTCATGTAATACCCTCATCTGACTTTGTGTATCAGCTACCAGGTGTACATCTATTACTGTACTCTTACTAGTGAAGTCATACTCAACTGTTTGAAAACCATCTTTATCACCCTCGAACCTTTCAAGCTCATACTTATTTAAGCCTATCTCTCCAGGATAGTAAGCTTTTAGTTCTACTGTGATCCTTGGGTTATCCTTTATTCCTCTAGATTGGTTGTTACCAATACCGAAGATGTATATGAACTTATCACCGATAGCAGCCTTATCAATTTTATACTTCTCATACAAAGCTTGATTTGGTTCCCCATTAACTAGATAATCATCAGGGTTAATGGTTAAACCTTTATTAATAGCTTCATATAGCAATGAAATATAAAAGGTTCTTTCGATTATCTCTTCTGAATTTACCATATTAAGTTCTTGGTATATATTCTACTGGAATAGTTAGAACTATGTTACCATTTACTCTGATAACCAGCCTCTTTCTAGTTTTTATATTGTTAGCGCTTATGATAGCATTTGTTGGGAATGCTGGCCTATCAGCCGCAGTACCACCATTAATACCCTTAAGAGATACTCTTATTATGCCATTACCAGTACCAGAGCTATCCATTATTGAAAACTCTAAATTCTGGTAATGTGGATCCTTTAATGGTACTACGGGATCTCCAGATTGTATCTTATCTTTGCTATGATCCTCTGAACCTTTTCCGTCACTCATGTTATATACCTCCTCACTTTATTTCTTATAATTTTTACTAATTCTGATTTAAACTTCTCTTTACCACCAACCGATTTGAATAAGGGTTCCCACAATGGCCTTGGCGGTATCTTTCCTGCATGGTCACCATATTCAAGAATTTTTGCAACATTACTAAGGCTAATACCACCAGACGATTTACCATTGGGTCTAGTCTTAATAGTTGAGCTTGGAACACCAACATATATACTACGGCCTCTTCGCCTAACATCTATTGAATGGTAGTACTGAGATGACCAATATAGTAATGTGTGTTCGCCAAGCTGCTTTACTGTTGATTCAGAATGTGGTGGCCAAGATACACCAGAACCACTTGGTGGCATGCCATTCCTAAGGCATGATTTAGCCATTCTAGCCAAACGTTCACCAAACTTAAAAGCAGCCTCCTCATATGAACTAGTGAGTATCCGAGGCATGCTTTTAAGTAAGTTAGTTGCCTTAGCCTGTTGAGTTGGGTTTACATATATCCGTAAATCACCAACTGCTGTAGGCAAAGTAATACCTAATGATGGCATACTATATTTGAGTTTTATTAATTTAACCTTACCCTTACAAAAGCCTTATCTGTAGGTTTCAAACATCTTACAGGTACATAGGGGAATATTTGCCCTGAAGCACTAAAAGCTTGTACTGCAAAGTCTTTTGTTGTACTCCAATCCATAGGTTCAGCTACCATAAACTCATACCATGATTTAGTCTTCTTATACTTCTCATTTTCTGTCCAGCATCTATGGTAACCATTGAAGAATTGTTGTTCCATCCCATTCAATGGATCTATCTCTCTTCTATACATTTGAATAGTTCCTAATGTATCAGCAAAAGATAGTACATCATTTTCAAATGTACCACCTACAATGATATTTTTATATGTGTTATCTGTACTTATCCAATCCCTCATACCGAATAGGTTTACTCTTCCACCATCTAGAGTGAAGTATGGTTTAAACTGTGGGAATGTAAAGTTAGAGTCTCTCGTCAATGGAGAAGAGAAATTTAAACTACCCAAAGGTAATGAATCTTGCATTACCTTATATAAAGAATAACCTTTATGACCAATGGCACCATCCTGTGTACATGCAAAACAGTTAGTATTATGGGTGTGCATGAGTGTCATTGCTATACCCAATAAGGTAAGATTATTATAAGTTCTAAAATTCATAATACGTCTTTCCTTATACTTTTCTGGTATAGGTGAAGCAATATTTTCTGCTTCTGCTTTAGTTACTGAGGTAGGATCTTCTTTAATCTGTTCTTCTGTAGTAGGTAGCCCACCAACAAAATGCTCGTTATGAAGATACCTGTTAAACAGAATCCAATAGTCTTTATTTGTTATACAGTAAAGATATATGGATAATGTATAGCTACTCTTATCAAATACTTTAAAAGCTCTTAGGTTAGGTACTCCTACACAAGAGTATTGAATGCTATCAGTAGTATCTGCATCTACGTAATTACCAGAAAAGCTGCTACCATCCCTATAAGCTAACTTAAATGGGAAGAAATTTAAGAATTTATCCCTATCAAAGTTACAAGATACCTGTAAAGTACAATCACCATACAGGGTCATAGGATAAGGATTGGTGAAAGTAATCTTCACATGTGGTATACTGTTAATGTACTTAAGTGTAGATACATCAGTCAAATCACTATTTGCTGCCTTTAGTGTTTCTACTTCTGAAGTTAATGAAGCTATTTTATTGTTCAAAGCCTCAGTAGTAACATAGTTCGAAAGATCAACATTAGCAGATGAACTGCCTAACTCTTCCCATTTATTAGAAGCAGACAACCAGATGTACTCATTATGATTTTTACCAATCTCACCTTCAGGTATAACAACAAAAATCTTATTTAAGTCTGCCTCATCAGGCTGAGTAGGTAATGCTTGTACAATCTTATATAATGTTGGGTCAAGCGTAATTGATAATTCGCCATTTTGTGATAAAGTTAAACCTTTGCCAAGAGTTAACTTATTTTGCTTACCATCTATAAGTGTAGATAGCTTATTTGCCTTATCCTCTACGTATTTCTTGATAAGCTTAACCGCATTCTGTAAACCTACTGCACTAAGGAATTTACCATTTTCCTTAGCACCTTGTATAATTGTTTCTTTATCCATATTCGTAGTTTATTATGATTCTAGAGCATCATTAACTAAAGTAGAAACTTCTTCTTCAGTCAGTGGTTGTATTTTTGCTAGCTGTGTATTAATATTATCAATTAGATTCATTGCAGTATTAAGCTGATTCGAAATTGATCTGATACTATTCTCTAAATTGACAATTTTACTTTGTAGATTACTAATACCATTATCATGATCTTGAACCATTCTTAATATTTGTTCACAAATATCATGGATGTCGTCTTTTAGCTGTGATATACTAAGAACCAGTGTCCAAAACTCAGCTTTATTACCAGTAAAACCATGAGCTACGGCATCATCATAATATCCCTGAAGCAGTCTTTCATCTATCTGCTCACAGGTATAATATTTACTAGTGTACATATCTTGTAATGTTTTATTAGTTTCTACTTAGGGGTTTTTACCAGCAAATATAACTCCAGTATTACTTAAGAAGTATACTCCCTCTTTACCAGCAAAACCATTCTTAACGTCCTGTTCTATAAACTTGATAACAGAGTTGCTATCTAGCTTTAAGATAATCATATATACTATTGCTTCATCTTTAGCTTGTGCAACCTGTGTATCCCCAGATGGACGATAAACTCTACCGTTAATTATGAACCTATCCTCTGCCCAATTAAAGTCTATTTTATATGAGCCATTACCAAGATCTACATAGTACTTACCACCTGATAAGTTCTTTAAGTAGTCCTGGGATATTAATAGCGATAAGTTCTCTTGGTCATTTTCACCAGCTACTGTACTTTCATTTATGGGCCAGTTTCTAAAATAGTTATAAAAGCATAAAGCCTCTATATCAACCCTCTCATAGTATGGTGTAGAGTCCTCACCATGAGAGAGTATTTGGTCTACATGTTTAGCCCATATCACGGTCTGCCTTCCAGCATCGAGGTCTAGAAAAGCTTTAATATGCTTCTTGTATCTATCCCAAGACTTATTACTAACCAGATGTATACCGCTTTTAGTCATAATTAACCTTTTGATACTATTGTGAAGTCATCACCAACTGATATTGGATATGTTGGGTTTGGTCCACTTAGTTTAGTTGGTACTCTACGATTTACTACCCTTGGCATTATCGGTATCAATGGCTTATTACATATTGGTAAGAATATCTCTAACCTTGAAGCCAGCATACATAGGTTCTGTCTGAGAAGATCTATTGCACCTCCAGGTTTAAGAGCAGTAAGATAGTGACTAATCAAACTTGATGTAGAATCAGTTACCGTATCATAGTACTCTATTTCTGTAGGTCCAGTAGTAATATGTTTGATACGATCTCCACGAGCGGAGTCGTCCGGGTCTTTGTCTTTATCCTGTGTACCCGTTTTGGTTACATCACGTACATATTGGCCAGTCCCACTTAATACGTTTAATACCTTTACATATAGATAATCAAACGCAGCCAATTCCATTATTAGCTGGTTCTCTAGTCCTTCGTAGTATAATTCATTGTTATATTGCTCTAATGGAATTTCATTTCCGCTAGAACGTACAACTAAGGGTTGAATGTATAATTGCCACTTATTAATGTGTAATGCTTTCTCATCATTGGTCATGGCTTTAGCCAATTCCTCTGGGATATAAGCATTTATCAAATTATATATACTGTCAGATAAACGGGTTTTAACCTTATCTGAAATTAGAAGAGTTTTAGTTGCCTCTCCAACTACCTCATTAGCTGAATTCTCCAGCTTTAAGTTTACTTGGTATATACCAGACCTACCATACGTATGGGAGGGTGATTTTTTATTGGTTTCACCAGCCGTATCATCACCAAAGTCCCAACTGGGTATTAAACCAGCAGGGACTTTTGATAATAATTGGAAATTAGCGGTTAGACCTTCTGTTAAGATTTGAAAGTCTATTTTCATCATGATGATCTACTTACTAATTTGATTCAATCTCATCGATCACTGCAGCAAGGATGGTTTCTACAGTGTCATCCTTATCAGCAACAATGCCATACACTTCAGAAGCAATAAGAGTAATTTCCTCTAATGTGAAAGCTTTAGCAATCTTTGCAGGCTCCATACCTTCTGAATGTAACTTCAGTAATTTGGAGTTCAAATCATTTGCTCGGCTCTCATCGATATCCTTCTGAATCTCGGGTTCATTTACATATTCTAGATGGCCAGCCGTTAAAGCTCTACGTACCTTAAGTGAATTAAGTTGTGAAGGATTTAACTCTTTGACTTCCCCCCTTGATACTTGAAGACCAAGTGAAGCATCATAGAAACTGTAAGCCTCAGGACCGACAGTTACTCTGCGGCCTGAGGTCTTTGTGTCTGATTTTTTACCCATAGTTTATCTATTGTTATTATACTTGATTAAATAGTCTAATCAAGCTTAACAGACAAGAACGGGTCGATGTTCATGAAGCTTGGGAAGCTATTAGCAGAGAATGCCTTCGTTGAGTCGAGGAGCAGAGCTGCATCATGATACATCTTACAGAAACCAGTGGTGAGAGAAGCATAAGTAGCTTGAGTTTGGTTCGATACAATACGTTCCGACTCAAGCATGAGCTCCTTAGCCGTAAGCTTAATCAAAGCAGCAGCATTATCAACTAACAGCAACTCGTGATCAGGTGTATTGGGGTGGATCCAGAAGTTGGCCTGGTTTGGAACTGGGCTCTTAACATTAAGAGTAGCATCAGTAGTACCCTGCTTACGATCCTTGAATTCTTTGAGATCCAACAGTTCGATTGCCTGGTCCTCTCCACCGATAATGTTTTGGAAATTGCGGCCCATACGAGAACCACGTACCCAAATGTGCAACAGGTCTTTATACTGGATGCCGTTAGCTGTGCTATATACACCAATTACTGGAGCAGACTCGGCACCGTTGGTCATGTTACCATTGATAAGTACATCCATGGCAAGTGAATCCAGAGCATAGCCTAACTGGATGCCGAAGTCACGGAGGTAGATACCAAGAACATCGATAGAGACGTAGTTACGAACCTCATCGGTAAGTTTGAAACCTTTACCAATCTTAAAGATTGATACCGATTTCTCACCATAGCTGATGTCTCCCAATGGGATAGTCTCAGCTTCGTTAACCTTGGCAGGAGCAGCATCGGACATGTTGATGTGAGGCATAGTAACCTTCAAGTTACTTACCTTCTCATCATGTGCAATGAGGTTAGGATAGAACGGAGCCTTGCGAATGCCAGTTACAATGGCAGCACGGATAATCTCAGGAACCAACCAACGTACAGATGAGTCAGGCATGGTGAACAGGTTCTCCATCGTAGTCATACGAGGATTGATACCCAACTTGTCGTAGTAGTCATCAATTGAAAGGCCGTACTTTTCCTTGACCATCTCGGCTAACGAGATATCGCAGCATACGTTATCCTTAGTACCAGTACGGGCAGAGTCCATGAACTTCACCATCTCCGGAAGCTCTTTGATAAAATCTGCCGATTTGTAATTTTCGATATTTACTTTTGACATAATTGTTATTTTAATGTGTGATTTTTACTTATCGTACTAATACTCGTACAACCTCGTGAGCACCAGTAGCTTCAGTGATAGCAACGAACTTAGTTTCTGTAGTAGACTGAGTTACCTCTACGAAATGACCAGATACAACGTTACCGGTTGGTTTAACATAACCAGGCTTCAAAGCAGCATCTGATACATAATTGCAGGTAGCATAGGCTTCTACCATTACAGTTACCTCTACAGGGAAATTGCGTTGTTCACTGTAAGCAGGATGCTCATCGTCAGTTACTGCAATTCCGATGTAGACTTGACCAGTAGCTGCAGTGTAAGGTACAAGTTCACCAGCATCTGTAAGAGCTACTGGCATGCCCTTGATAATCTTGTTACCAGTCTTTACACAAAATGCTTCGTGTAATTTGTGAGACTCACTCTTATAAATCACTACTCGGGGAGTCTTCTCACCCATAATAGTCAACGGTTTTTGATCCAAACTCATAATAAAATAATTTTATATTGTGATTTTTTACTCAGCTTTATAACGCTGCTTATTTCTCATAATTGAAGAGATAGCTGCATCAGTGCTTTTTACCTCTGAGTTCTCGGTAGTAGTGGGAACTGGGTCTTGACCAGGTTCTGAAGCCGATGAAGCTCTGCTTACATCAGTAGAACCGCATTTGGTGCAGTGCATTGGGAATAACTCTTCCAACCGAGCCTCGTAAGACTTGTTCAAAGCTTCCAACTGAGCAGCTCCAGTAGTTTCACTGTTAAGCATAGTAAGGATGGGGTCTTTCTCATCGAGCTTATCACCTTGCATCTTGCGGTAGTTTGCAACTGCAGTTTCACGAAGCTTGGTAATGTAAGTAGTACCCAATTCTGCCTTAGCAGTAAGAGAAACCTTCTCTGCTTCAAGGTTAGTTACCTTTTCGGTTAAAGAAGCAATGTTAGCCTCTAAATTAGCCACCTTCTCTGATAAGCTTGCCTTCTCAGAGACCATACTAGAAATGAGAGAAATGGCTTCTTCTACTGAAGCCTCTTTCCCCTCCGAAAGGACAAGCATATTTTTACCAAAAAGCTTATCCAAGAATTCCTGAAGTTCTTTGTTCATTTGCGAATTACTTGTTTGTTGTTGTGAATTATTATAATTATTGCCTGGAGTATCGTTGTTTTTCTCTTGATAGTAATCCGTATCCTGCTTCATATCAAAGAAAAAGTAGTCTTTCGACTTATTACCAGAGTACTCACTGAATGAGCTCCAAGTCTTATGTGCAAAGGCAGGATTTACGATTTGCCCATCTTCTCCAATCTTCTGAGCAAAACTGTCTGCACCATGTGATACTAATGATGTTTCAAGGTATCTAACGATCTCTACAGCTACTCTGCAGATTAAATTACCTTTATCATCATAAGTACCTAACTTATTGTAGAAATCTTCATCACTAAGTTCTGGATGTGACTTTTCCCATCTGAACTGTACAGTTACTGAGTTACTGTGGATTGATGGTGGATCCATTAGTATACCTCTTGCTATACGAGGGTTGGCTTTACCATCAATCTTAAGTACACCGTTTATACCGGCAGGAATCTTAAAGCCTTCTTTAGTTTCATAGGCCTCTTGCCATAATACTTTAGATACAGCCCCAATAGCATTACCAACATCAGTACTATGATCGCAGTTTACTGTTTGGCCAAGCAGCATCTTCATAGAATTACGAAGAACGCCGTCCTTACTGAAGTCAGTTGGGTTCCAGTTTTTAGATACTACCGTTGCAGATAGTAATCTGAACATAGGTGTAATGAACTCTTTATCTTGAGGAGTAAGGTCTTTCTCATCAAGGTCCGGATAATAAGTATGATAGTTTATATCACTACCAAATAACCCGAATGACTGTACTGATTCCTTACTAGCCTCCCTCCAAGAGAATAAGTTCTCATTTAACCTAAGTAGGTTCTCATCATTGTTGTTTACATTATCGGGGATATCTCCAAGCATGATAGTATGCCCCTGACCAATCACCATCTGAGATAGATGACTGGAATTCTTTCTAAGCTTTGTCATCTTGTTTTTACGTTTTGATCTCCCCTTTTCGGATTAATCTTCGATTTATCCCTTTGTCTACGGGCAGATTTATTTTTAGTATTTTTATCTTCATCGCCATCGATAAGTTGTTTACCGTTTCCAACCTGCTTATCGATTGGTACCCTTGGCTCAGCTTGGTCTGGTGTATCATAACCCATAGCTTGTGCATACTGTTGTAATGATATAATACCATCTCTATACAGAGCATTAAGATTTTGTACCTTGTATTGATTTGCCTGTTGAATCTTTACATCATCTGATACAGTTGCAGGGTACCAAGTAATGGTTATACCTTTTGGGTTAAACCCAGCAAGTGTAAGTTCAAGATTGTATAAGAACTCAAGTACATAACCAATAGTTCTCTGTATATTCTTTAATTGAGCCAGTAGAGTTGATAAACTTACTCCAGCTCCGCCTTCTGTATTAGCAGTAGTAACACCAATAATAGAACTGTTGATACCCAAGCCATTAGCAACTGATTGTTGGTTCATGGTCCAAGGTACATCGAGGTTAGCCATATCCTTAGTAGTGGAATTCAGCTTAAACTCATGATCGTCCTTGTAACCAACAACTAAGCCATCCTTCATACCTTCTTTCAAACGCATCTTCATTTTCTTTAGCTCTCTGTCAAGACGAGCTTGATACTTAGGTACATTTTCATTAGGCTGTATATCGGGCTTTTCCATCAAAGCTTCCATGAAACCTAACAGACCAGCATTCTCCATGATATGCTTCAGATTCACCTTCATATCAGACTGGGTCTTAAGTGAATCTAACGCAGACATGAATGGTGGTATACCGTAAGGTTCATCTGTATCATTCATATACCCAACATACTTGTATGTTCTGGTATTTAACTTGATGAAAGCTTTATCTGGATCAGTTTGGTTCAAGTTCTTTTGGTAAGGCTGATAAACACCATCGTTCTCTCTTTTGAAAACTATGTTGTCTGGCTTTACAAACACTATAGTTGATAAACCATCAAGCTTACTATTTGGTACGCCCTCTATTGAAAGAGCTCCACTTACCAATAGCTGTACTGCCATCTTGTTTACATAACCATCGATACCTGCCATACAGTTTGACCACCTTTTAGTACTATCAGAAAGGTGATCTCTCATCCTATCAGCCTCTTCATCTGTATTATTAGGAAACTCAACCCTATGCCCAGTATTTGTTAACTGGAACATATCCTGTAGGGCTTTACCTACATCTGAGTTGACCTTATACAGATCCCTTATAAGCTTTATGATCTCTACTCTGAAAGATGGGTTTACAGTTTTAACAAAGTCAGTTAAAACTAAACTGGTACTACCATTTCCATCATCTGGTACTGATATTCTACCAGGTTCTACACCAGTAATAGAGGGTTTCCTCACTTCCCTTTCCTGTTGAATCGGTGGAGTACGCCCTCGACTTACTGATATATTGTAACCAAATATATTCATATATGTTAACTAATTATTGACATTATCACTGAAGCCAATACACCTAAGATACCGGCTTTCATATCCTTATTGTCGAATACACCGATATGCTTCATATCCCTATATTCCTTCCAATATATAAGTAGTAGGGTAGTGATAGAAGCCAGTATAATTGAAAATAGGGCAGGTAGAACGATTTCTAGTAAACCAGTAATAATGGAACAAAGAAACATGCAAATAATAAAATGTATGTACTTGTCCACGCTTATTTTACCCATAATTGGGTATACCTTGTTAACTAACCAATAAAAATACTTATCCATATCTAAAACTATCTTGGTGAAATTATTGTGTTACTTTTACCTTTACGAATGTGATTAGTTATGGCTTTACCCATAATATCATCATCAGCAAATACATCTTCAGAAAGAGCATCTTCTCCTTCTGAATTGGCTTTATGTTTGCCCATTGCTACTGGACGATTGAAGCTATCATATATGAAGGTCTTTGATTCATATATAAAGAATGGGTCTTTTATGATTACATTATCGTTTCGGATATCCTCCTCTAAACCATTGATGATAACAGAGCGGTTTTTGTTAGTAGTAAGCCAACCTGGAGCCTTGTCAACTTCTGGCCGTGGCTTACCTTTTTTCTTAATCATCTTTTGATAGTAGTACAACTTCGGATAGCCCTCAGTTTGCAGCATGGATGTTACTGCTAAACCAACATCGTTAGACTCTGGAGCAAGTGTAGCCCAATTAAATAATTGACCGGTATCACCGAGTAACCTTGCATACTTTTCGATTGGCATTCTACCCTTGTACACTGCTTGCTCTTCACCATCTTTATCCATACAGGTAAATGATGAATAGTCTGAAGCTCTACCAGTTGCAACGTCTGCTCCTATAAAATAAGATCTAGTTTCGTCTGGTAAATTGAATTGTAAATATTGCCCATTATACCTACGTTTGATTACTGGATAGTCTGATAAACAGTCTTCTATGGCTTTGATATCCATAAGATCAAATACTGAATTACCAGAACTTAAGAAGTCTCCATCTATTTCTTGAGCAGTACGTTTTGGACCAAGGTTCTTTGACATTACGTTATACCATTCCTGGTCACGTTCTGGGTGCATTTGCCAAAAGAGACGGATAGCATTAAAGTTGTTACCACCTGATATAGCATCTTGCCAGGTTTTGTAATAGAAACCCTGAGATCCATAAGGAGTACTATTAACGATAGCACTACCACCAGTTGATAGTGTAGGTAATGCTGCTGCCCAAATCTGACCAGCCCATCTTACAATAGCTGCTTCATCTATAACGAGTAATGATAATGATTCAGAACGACCTGCCTCTGATGATGTAGGTATAGATTCTATGAATGAGCCATTCTCAAACTCGATCATTGAGGAACTACCATACTCACCAAGCCTACCATTGATGATTGGAACTTGCATATACCAGGGCAAGTTCTTATACATGAACTTAATCTTCTTAAGTACCTTCTTAGCAGTGGTGTCTTTGATTGATATGATGTTCACCTTCTTATTAGGGTGAAACATAGTTAACCAGAGACAGTAGGCAGATATAAGCTCAGTTATACCAGCTTGTCTAAACTTGAGTATTATGTTAAACCTTTGTAAGACAAACTGGTATAGTACCGACATCTGATATGGATATAAGTCGAATCTAACCTTACCCCTTACTGGATGTATTAGCCATAGGAAGTGTGTAAAGAAGAAAACATCCTTACTAACCTTAGCTAAGTTTGATATCTCATCTTTTGTAAGTCCTTGGGTTGATGTATCGATCTTCTTTATTTTAGCCATTTACCAAACTTGTAAGTAACTTCTAATTCTACATCTGTGTATATGTTCTTATTCAATCTTTGGTCTCTATTTACAGAAAAACCGAGGTTATAATCTAATAACCCAGTCTTGAAAGATATACCTGGCTTGATTGATATAATCTTAGTCAGTACTCCATATTTACCTGATATGAAAGGCTGAATGTAAAATTGCCTAACCTTATTACTTGTTAAACCATCCGGAGTCCAATTATACCTATAACGTTCGAAATCAACCTGATAGTCTTTAGACTGATAGGTGTTTGCAGCTTTATTATAACTGGTGAACCTTAAGCTGTTTCTGTTGAATAGAATTTGAACCAAAGAATCCTTCCTGGGGTCGAATGCACCTAAGTCTGTAGATGTAAAATCTCTGAAGTAATAGTCCCTGGGTAATGGTTTATCACTGGAGTTACCTGATGATTTGCCATTGTTTTTATCGATGGGTATATTCTGTTCAGAAGATTGAGAACCAGGGTTATCACCCCCAGACTTGATGTCTTTCGAGCCCCAGTAAAGGATTCTAGCTGGCATGATAGTTTGAGCGTACTCCTGAACTTTTCTAAAGCTATCCCCGGTAGTTTGGATTTTTGTCTCCTGCTCTACCTCTTTCGAAGAATTAGCTTTTTTAGTTTTGGTTACAACTGATACTGAAGTGGAGTTTATCTTCGGTTCATAAGCTGATAACCGTTTACTAAGTGAATAGCTCCTGAAGCAAAGGTATATAGTTATCACTAGTAAAATCAGGATAGCTAAATTCTTGAGAAGATCTTTCAGGTTTGATCCAACATATCTCCCCTCATCTGAATAGTACTTATGTATGTACTTTTGTTTGTCCATAATGAAATAAAAATTACTGATGAAAATACTCTCTGAGGGGCTGAGCCCCTCAGACTAAACGAGGCGTAGCCGAGTTTAGTAACCATTACAATGTTCTCTTTAGAAGTTCTTTCACTACTGACGAATCTTTCGAAGTGATATCCTTTTTCAGGATGTACACCTTTAAACAGAAAGTGTACCTTGATTCAACTAATTCGAATTTAACCTTAAAACCATCGACTAACAGTTTCATGGTTTTATATAACTTCTTCAGAATTTCGATCGTTAGGTAACCCTTAGCGAAAGATTCCCTCGTAAAATCTGTTTTGTTAACCATAATTTTTGATCTTTGTTCATAAACATATAGTCCTATGTTAGTTAGCAAGCATTAGGCAATAACCAAGGTACATCTTTGACAGCGAAATTAAAGTGCTGGTTTTGTAACTACGAAGTACAAAATATAAGCTAAAATATGTGTCTGTTCAATTTAGAAAAACTGCAAAAAAGTGCAAAAAAGGCAACTTTTTGCCAAGACTTGGCATGCCTTAACTCGTTCACTATCAACGAGTTACTCTTATCTTTCTGCGGCGAGTCGCACTTAAGACTGTAATTACTTTAGTAATTACAGGATTAAGCTAGCTATACCTTGTTCCTTGTTCCTTGTATGCTAATGCTAACGTTATATATTACTAAAAGGAAAAAAGGATATATATATATAAATATATATCCCAAAAAAGGAAAAGGTTTACAATACAAGGCCCTGGTGGTCGATAAGGCCTATGATGTAAGGCATCTAACGAACCATAAACCTACCTCGTAAACTGAGCCTTTAGCTAAAGCATACCTTGCCTTGTTAAGCGAATAGTTATAATTCGCTTTATCGATAAACACTTCGAATTCCCTCGGAAAGCCCATGATGTTTTTGAAATCCAAAATCCCAAGAGGCCAACCGTCAGGTCTAAATTGCCTATCTGCAGGCCTCAACGTTAATGGTGCCTTATCTTCCTCTAATCGATAGACTCCAGGTAACGTTGACATCTTTGCTGTTTTGATAGGCCACTTCTTTTCAAGTTTGAAGTCAGTGTTCCAAAGCTTGTGGATCTGTTTAACCGTTAGATTCTTTTTCTCTGGTAACTTACGGTAGTCATACATAGCTAACCGCTTACTTTCTAACGGTATGTAGTTCATACTATCAGGATTGGTACCATCACTAACAAGTGGCTCTAGTACACTCTTGGTATCCTTAGGACTATTAACCTTAAACACCGAATCAAACTTGCTCAACAGTTTAGCCTTTTTCTTAAGTACTCCAACTATGACTAGACGTTTTCTAGATAGCTGAGAATTACCAAACTCAGATACTGAATAACAATGATACACTAGCTTATACTTTGGCAAAGCTTTTTCTAAGTATGACTCAGGAAGTAAGCTTAGCAATCTAGGTAAATTCTCTAACAGAAATACCTTTGGTTGGAAATGATTGATAGCTTCAAGAACCAGGTTCAAACTACCATTCTTTTCTGGTTTACCAAGTTCTTTAACCTTAGAAAGTCTCATTATTGATGAAGCTCCACAATCAGGGGAGCTTACTATTACATCTACTTTCTTATCAAACACATCGGCTAAGTTTCTGGTAAATACCGAATTACCAAAATTAGCCTTCCACTGTTCCTCAGCTTTAGTATGAAACACTGCTCTTGGTTCTACATTACCAATTACATGGTGCTTAGCTAATTTCCAAGGGAAAAGTAATGCACCTTGACCAGCTGATACACCTAATACTCTGTACTTTCTCATTTTGGGAACTCTTTTACGAACTGGTTATAGGCTGCTTGGAGCTTAGTATCATACTTATTCTGCTTATAACCAGGACCATTATACCGTCTAGCAAATTCTGACCACTGTCTAGCGTTCAAATACTTAATAATTCCTGTAGTACTAAGGAAATTGATAAGTAACTCTAGCTGGTTATCTTCTGATTCACAGTTTAGAGATACAAATTCCTCAACATTTCTACATTTGCAAGCAGTATAATTTGATCCCATAATTTGGAATAAGCCCCAACTTGTTGATTTTAAGGCAGCCTCCCTGTCTATTGTAATGGCTTTTTCGAGACGTGTCCACTCACCCTCTCCACCCTTATACTTAGATCTATTCCAAGTAGGATAGACTATATCTGGAGCTACTTTTAACAGTTGAGATAGGTTCCTGTTACCTTTCTTCTTCAACTCCTCATAGAACTTGTGGCCTTCGAACAGTATTTTACAACGTTTTGAGGGTAAAAAACCACCGCCAATTCCAGATTCTACTAGTTTTACAGCCAACAGGGCAGCTGGATGAATAGCGTGTTGCCTAGCAATTTCCGCTATTCGATTGTTAGTTAAACTCATATACTATAATTTTATGTTAATGAATATGTAGATTACCAAGAAGTATTGCTTTATGGCATGTTTGTTCTAATTATTTAGGTAAATTTAGCTGTCATTTAGTATACAAACTGTTAAAATGGCCTAGCTTAAAGCTACCATGAGCCTCAGAAAGGTATTTCTGGATTTGCATATATCAAAAATAATAATTAATTTTGCACTATCAATAATATAATAATAAATATATGGAGAAAATAAGATTAACAAGCAAGGACCAGGTACTTTATTATGATGGTCAAACAATCATCGAAAAAGTACCAATCAAATCGATCCTCAAGGAAAGTAACGAGGTATTACTTTCGAATGGAATCAAGGTAAAAATTGAATCGAACAAAACTGGAGACTTCCGTAGAACTGATTACAGAAGAACAGAATTCCGTAATGATGGTTACCTTGGTTTCATTCGAAAATTCGATGGGAACTCAACCGATAAGTATCATACGTTTTATAAGGCAATCAAAGCCAAAAGAGAATTAAAACGTAAGCTTATCGAATTAGTAGAACTATCAGATATCATACCGAACAAGCTTATCCTCAATGAGGAAGCTCAACAACGCATTCTCGAACTTAACAAAAAATTGAAATAATGTACACTTCAATCACCATCATATTGGTAATATACATTGCCTGTTTGCCTATCACTTTAAAGTTATTCGCAAACAAGGACAAGATGGAAGCTATAGATCCGAATGAACCAAATTGGCTTACATTCGTAAAGATATGGCTTATCACACCAGCATTCATTATTAAATTATTCACATCTAAAAATTAGGTCTTATGTATTTACACTTTAACAACAAAGGGGAATTCAAAGGTTACTCACAAAGAGTACCTACCTGGTTATTCTGGCCAGTTTGGATTTACGTTCTGGCATTCCCATTCTTATTATTTATAGGTGGTCACCTATTGCCTTTCATCATTTTCTACGCTTGGGATCATGTAATCGTTCCTTGGGAACCTTGGATGAAAAAAGGCCCAAATGCCGAATACCGGGCTTGGCTAATATTTATGCTCTTGGTTTGCTCATTGCCATTATGGCTATTAACCCTAACCGGGTATTGGTGGCAATAATACTGGCATCGTTTAATTTAATTCTAGCATTATGTATAACTTTATTTGGGATATTAGCAAAGAACATAATGTCATTAATTCTAGCATTATGTATCGGGCAAAGTTTAACCCAGATTTATCTAGCCCAATATTTAAGGATTTCGAATCACCCTATACATTCAGTGATAGTGATACTGGAGCAATCGATGTAGAGGGATCAGAGTTCAAGGATAAAGAGGTTAAGGAATGGGTAGAGAACGAGCTAATAGGGATCACTGCTAACTACCTAAGCGCAATCGATCCCTACAATAAGCTAATCGACAATACGAATATCAACTTTAATTACATCAACAATGAAGAGAAGTTTTAACAGCTGCAGTGTAGCCTTCAACCCATTTACACAGAAGAGGCAAAGCATAGAACAGCTAGTGCCAAGATTCTACTACTCTAACGTTAGTAATATGAGCTTCTTCAGAAAGCTCTTGAACATATTACTAATGCCCTTCTGCGTTACCCAGAGATTATCATTGGGTGACCAATTATTAATGGGTGTAGAGAACCTGGACATCGGCATATCCTATTATAAGGGTAAATGGGTAATCACTAATGGCTTATACATTACACCTTATACGATGGAGGATGTATTAAACGTAATTGGTACGGTTAAGGAATTTTGGCCAGTCACTATGAGACATAGGATAGTAACGATTACCCTGAGGTTAGACTATCGTTATTGCCCTAAAAGGAACATCAGAGTACTATTCGATCATTATGAAGAAGACCTGGTTAGGAAAGGGGCATTAATTAATGCTGTATATTATCCTTGGAAGCAGAACTTTTTCGCAAGGTTTAGAGAAAGGTTTCATCAATTTAAAAATGAGGCATTTGTATGAAGTATTTGGTTTTAGCAGTAGGTATTTTCACTATCCTACTGCTTAGGTTATTTCTTAGGGTTTATCAATTGAAGGTAAGAGGTGGGAAGTTTCAGTTCTATAGGATTAATTGGTTCTGGTTCTGGGCAATCTTTATCGCCTTCTATTCGATCTCGGTGTTGGTGATTTTGCTTTGGGGCTTCATAGATAAGATCCTTGGCTAGGTACCTCTTAATACGAGGCCCAAAAACCTGGGGCAGTAAAAGAGGGGCACGGTTGTAGTGCAAAGCAAGTTAAATAATATAAAAATAAGGGATAATTTTATTTTATCCCTTATCTAAAATTATTCTGAAATACTTTTTATGTATTTCGGAAAAAGATAATATTTCAGATAAATTTTATAATTATCTAAATCGTACACATATATTTCTATATATGGATAATAACTTGGTTTATCATCCGTTATATTAATAAGTATATCTATTGTATCATATCTTAATAAATATATCTTATCATCATAATAACAAATTAAGTCTTTGTTTACCCATTTGTGTAACAAATAATGCAAATAAGTTATTATGAATATTGCAATAATTATTGCAATTATAGCGATAAATAAAACTAAAATTGAAATCATAATTTTAAAAATTAAAATATGTAGGTAGTCCAAAAGACTACCTACTTAAATAGTTTACTTACTTGCAACAACTTTGCAAAGACTTAAAGCTTTTTCGAGTATTTCTTTTTTTTCTGCTTTTAAATTCTCATTGCAAACAGATTGCAACGAATAATCATTGTTTGCATAACAATCTTTATAAAAAGCATTGAATGCTTTTACAAGTTCGTTTTTCTTTGTTGCATCTTTTTCAGCAACTAAACTTGTTGCACAAGAAAAAAGCATATTACGTAATTTTTTACGTAAAGATTTTTTTTCTTTATCACTGCATCCATCGAATATATCGATTTTATAAATCGAGGCTTTTTTTGTACCCAAAGATGTTTGTAATAAACCCTTTGTGTTATTAGCAAAATTGCTAATAATGTTTTTTACATTAGTAGTTTTTTCTGCGTTGTTAACTACTACGTTTGCACTCTCAACTTTTTGATTTTTTTTACTCATAATCTTTGTTGCTTTTTATTTGTTGTTAATATTTAGATTTTTCAAAAGAGAAAATTCGCAACTTTAAAACTCTTTTTTCTAAATCTTTATTTTTGATATTGCAAAGATACGAACTATTTTTTAATCTGCAAAGAAAAATCTAATTTTTTTTTGAGTTTAACTTTTATAAATATTTGAAATAAAAAATCTAAAAATCAAAAATTTTTAATTAGAAAAACTTTATTTTCTAATTTATTTTTATTACGCGTGTGCATGCGTGTATATGTATATTTAATAGTGCAATTTATTGCACTATTAAATGCAATTAATGCAAAAATGGTGGCCTATATCGGGGACCCGCCTGCGTTGTTGTGTAGGGCTCCACTACTTGTCTAAAGGCCTAAGGGGCCATGGATGGTTACATTGATACACTATGTCATTAGGGCCATGTAGGACATTTTCGCTATGGCCAAAAAGTTCACTGGTAATCCATACATGGCCGCAATTCGATTCACTGTGATAAAACTTGGTAAGCGATTTTGAATTCAGACGTTATCAGTAGTTAGCTTAGAGATCTGGGTAAGCGAAATTCGATAAGCCAGGCAGATATGAAATCAGATAAGCGAAGTAGAATTAAGTGTTACACAGTTAAGCTCTTGGTAGTTAGTCCAGAGCTTATATAGTTAGCAGATTAAGATTTGCTTATTTGATTCTTACTCTTTTCTTTCCGATAAGGTAAAGCAGAGATTGATCTCTGCCGATTATGTAACTGAGTTCTCCACTGAAGAAATGAACATAATCTTGGAGCCGTTCATTAGGGAAGATTTCCTGTTCTTTGCTACGTTCATCGAAGTTTTTGATTAAGCTGAAAACGTAATCGATTGGGAGCAAGTTCGTTTTTGTTAAGTAATTGTAAACGAATGCAAGGTGTTGCATTTGGTTGAAGATATCAGGGATTATATAGCGAAGCTCTTCTTCCGAAATGTAATCACTGTGGAGAATCTTCACCAATTTGTATAGAAGACTTTCGAAAACTTGAGGAGCTTTCTCTACTGTTGTTGTATATACTGCTTGAACGAGATCGTATAAGAACTCATTGTAGAGCTCTGGGTCATATTTCTTAAGTTCTTCTACCGTGTAGAGAATTTCAACGTTGCTGGGACATTCTCCAGTAGAAGTCGGGATGAGAATTCTTTGAGGATCGAGGAAGTCTAAATTTAATAACTGTTTCATACGATTGATAATTTAAATTAATTACACTGCAAAGATACATATAATATTTTGTTTCTGCAATGATTTTATATAATTATTTTATTCTAAAGTGCAGCTCAGAGCAGTGAACTAGGGGCCGTCGATAGTGAACATAATCTCAAAATCAAGGGCCTTCTGGGGAATAATTTCGAACGCTCTAAGGGCTTTGTAGCGTATAGATACACAATTAAGTCTGGGTTGTGAGCCCAGACTTAAGAGTTATTAGTTGTAGAGATTACTGTTGATCTTCTGGGAATTCTTTGAGTATTCTTTGAATGATTTTCTGTTCCTCGATTAGATGAGTATATGAGAAGTTGCATTGATCTAATAGTGATCCTGTTTTGGGATCGATTCCCTTTTTATCATCGAACTCCTGGATAAGTTCTTTGATATGCCCTGGAGATAATGGGTTTTCAGGGAAGTTGTGATTGTAATAAAGGGTGATGTGCAGTATCTGATTGATTAAGTCTGGGAGATAGTCGAAGAAGTCATCGTCCCCGATGAAACCTGATTGTAAGAGTTCCTGGAGTTGATCTAGCAATTCGTTGTAAGCCTGGTGGGATTCCTTGATGTTGATGGAATAAATGAGTTGAATTCCGTTGTCTTGGAGTTCATCGGCAAGTTCTGGGTTAGTTTCTTCGAGATCATTGACATCGTAAACGATTGTGATGTTCTTTGGGAGATATTCTCCAGTTGAACTTGGGATGAGGAACTCTGATGTTGATAAAAATTTTAAATCGTTCATAATTGACTAAATTTTAATTGTTACTAATGTTATTTATATTCACAATGCAAAATTACGAATAGTATTTTATATATGCAAATATTTTACTATCTATTTTATTAGTGGCTGAGGATCTTAGTATGATCAAACGAGTAAGCATGTGCATAGGCATCAAATTATGTGTAGTTTACGATTGCTTCTAGCGCTCTAGAATTAGTTAAGTGGTTATTTATATGGCCCGTTATTGAAATAATTCTTGATATTGGTGATCTCGGGGCCATGAACGGTATCGAAATTTTCGAAAAGGTGATCACAAGGGATGGGCCCCAAGGCAATTAATATTAAGGTGTACACATACGCCTTGTTGTGTATACGTAAATAATGCCGAGTCGTTGCCCCAAGGCTAATCGAAATCGACAAGGCCTAAGCCCAACAGAACAAAATATATAATATAATACATATATACTAAGTGTGCCTACGTTTCGATCTAGTGTAATATATTTATATACATCATATTCTACTAAGTAAGAACAATAGTCTACTTGTCAATAGCTAAATCAATGAAACCCAGTTAGCGAATTTCGAATCATCGTAAAGCCCCAACAGTATTAATATATATATAATATAAGGCTAAACTCTACGATTAGAGATCAAGGCAATACGATTAGAGATCTGAAAAGAACGTCTAAACTCTCTGCTATAGCTATCTAGCCAGCTCTACAACAAACATAATTATAAATATCGTTCAAATCGAAAGCCTAGATCCCAGACAGTTTATTATATATATATATAATATAAAAGGGGCCGTTTTTGGTCTACGTGTTCATTTTTAGCTCTATATGGCTTCCTAACGACTACCTTTTAGCTCTTTTTCGACGTTGGGATTTGACGTTTTCGATTAGCGATTAGTCTCTGGGATTTGACGATTTTTATCGAATTTCGATCGAAAAAGTGAACGATTTTGGGCCGTTCAAGGTACATTTTTAATCGAAAAAGGCTTCGATTTAGGCCCTAAAAGGTTCGAAATTTCATCGAAAAAGGTCCTAATTTTATCGAATTTAGGCAATAAAATGTACACTTTTAGGCAATAAAATAGGCCCCAAAATTGCCTAAAATAGGCTCAAAATATTGCCTTTTTAGGGCCTAAAATGGGCCTTTTTGGAGCTCTTTTTATGGGCTTCGAAATTTGACCTCTAGGATTTGAGAGTTGAGCTGGAAGTGCAGTGTTTGTATAGTGACGTTAGGCCAACCCTTAATTTTTGGGTCCTGTGATCCCCGGCGCCGCACCCCCACTCGAAAAAGTAGCTGTTTTTGAACTACGTGTAATATGTTGATAAGATACGTAGTCAATTTCTAGTTCGAATTTTAGGCAAGATTTTGAAGGTAATATTAAGGGTACATTGAAAGGCAATAATTAAGGCAATTACTTGATGATGATTTATGTACATTGTTTCGATTTTTCATTTCGATTAACGTTTAGAAGGTTACGTTGACGTTAAAGAACCTTGACCTTTATATAGGTTTAGTTTATATTGGGTTTATATATTATATGTAGGCTTATGTGTATATGTATTATTTAGAGATTTTTTCTTGTTGGGAGTGGGGCTGATTGTGTTCTAGGTGATTTGAGATTTCTTTCTGTTTTGAGTCTATTGCTTTATCAGTTTACACATTAATAGGGACCTCATTTGGTGATTAGAGATCCCTATCTTATGATATTATTCGAATAGTGTTTCCTGTAGGATACGTTGGTGAACCTTTTGAAGGTATGCTGGTATTTGTGTATTGACTGGGATGTATTTCTGTTCTATATCCTGGTCTGTACTACAGATGTAGAACATCTTCCTCGTTTCGGGATTGAAGGCTACTCCATCGATTCGATTGTAGAAGTGATGTTCGAAGTGGATTGCCCTGTGTAGTGGGAGACTCTCTTGGAACTTGTATGTCATGATGCCTTCTTTGCCATGATATACCATGTATGTGATGATATCATTGATGGTTTCTATAAGTGTAGTTTTCATTGCTTCTAGTTGTTGAAGTTATACCAATATCTAATATATCTTGGACTGAAGTCTAGATTGTCTAGAAGAGAATGATCTTCAGTCTTCATTGCATATTCTCTTAGTCTTCTTGAGAGAGGTGTGTTGAACTGATCCATTATGATGTTCCAGTCCAGGTAGTTCATGTGGTACTTGATCCCCATGAGCAATGTGAATGTATCTATTGCGGTTTCTACTTCCTTGTAGTCCTCACCTTCCAGTTCGATATGTTTGTTGAGCTGGTTGATGATGTAGCCGTAGTAGAATTGTACATATCCCTGGATATCATCTGCAGATAGTTCTAGAAGCCATTGTGCATCGGCCTTATATTCTTCCTTGATGTTGAACTTGTTGACTTCTTCTCCCTTGTATACTTTGCAGTATAGATAGTTGTTAGGGAGAACTTTGGTTTTCCTTGTTGGGATGATGAATAGGTTTTTCATATTACTTCTTTGTTTGGTTGTAATCTGGTGAACTGTATGTGTTTTGCAGTTGTTCTACTGCATCGAGATAGTTCTGCCCTGTCTTTGTTTCCAAGATTGTGGCATCTTCGTAGATTCCGATTGAATCGAGCAATCTTTCAGTTGATTCTCTGTAGACCTCGTATGTGTGGAGATCTCTTTGCATCTGATTTGAAATTGCTTTGTAATACCGAAGTGAATCTCTTGAAGATTTAAGCATCCAGTAGAGACTTGCTTCTTTGCTGTTTGTTGTACAACCTGTGATTGAACTTCCTAAGATGAGGAATGTTGCAATGATAAATGTTAATTGTTTCATATTGACTAATATTTAATTATTGATAATGCAAATTTACTAATTAATTTTTATATATGCAATGAACCGAGCTTACCAGCTTAAATACTACTGTGGCCATATAGGGACTATTCGTCTATTCTGGTTTCCACTCTGCCATCTTGATACCTTCTATAAGTAATGTTCGGATGACTTCTATCATATTCATCAGCTACTACCCTTAGTACCTTTAGCATCTGTAGTTGCTGATTTACTTGACCTGTTATCTGGTCTATTTGCTTCTTATAAGCTTCGTACTGTTCCTTGGTAATCTCTTTACCATCGTAGTAGTACTTATGCTCATATGTGACCTTGGGTTGAGTTACTTCTTTCACTACCTCTGGACTATCATTTGGTACATCTGGTGCAATGATATCCTTTGCTACTTCGATATTATTAATCGGTTTATTCTGCGGTCTAGTTGAAATTACTAAACCAATAAAGGTAATTACCGCTATTCCTATAAAAATCTTTTTCATATTGCTTATGATTTTGTATATACTAAGCAAATTAGCCAGTTTATTTCAAGTCTAGTAACTTGCTTAGTATATTAAGTGAAACTTATTGCTTAATTAACTCTTGAATTTCTAGCATTATGCTTTTGCAAGTTTGTCTGAACCCTCTTGATGTTTTGAGCCATTCCTGATAGTACTGGTGTATATCTGGATTCTTAGTGCTATACTTTAGCTCTCTATACTTGAGCATCAGTTTAGCATCAAATATCAAGTCTGTATTAGTAGTAGCTATGGCTATCATTAGAGCTTGTACCTTTGATAACTCATCATCGTATGGATCTTCTGATAGGGTTAATTCTAATAGGTTTTGCTCTATGTAATTCATAGCTTGCTTGAGATCTCCAAAGAGAAGGATTCTCTTTGGACTTAACAGGTACTCAAGTTGAGGATAGTCTGATGATAACTTTGATCTCAGCCTTGAATGTACGGGGATTATTTTATCTACTAATTGTTGGCCGCACCATTGAGTAGTAGTTGTGCCTTCCTCTTCTATGGTGAAATACTTATTCGATGATAGTATCTCTTTGAATTGGGTTATTGATTTTAGCTTTTCCATATTAATAGTTTTCTAAATCGAAGTACATTGCTTCTACATAGTTGACTACCCGTTCATATTCTCTTCCAGAAACTGGGCCATCCTGGTAAGCTTTTTCTATTAGTTCTTTACTAGTACCATAGAAGCAGCCTACTTTCCATAGCCTATTTGACCTTGTATATGTGAAAAATCTTCCGCTTGACCAAGTGTTCTTTCCAACGTAGTAGTCTCTATCTGATTTAATTATTGCATCTCCAATTATATCTGCGTTACCGAATATATGTACATCTCCTGATATATTGGAATTGCCAGATATAACTGAATTATTGGAGATTATAGCATTACCATGGATAACAGCCTGGTCAATAACTATAACCCTACTTGATATTTGAGCATTGCCATATACCTCTACCTTATCCCCAATGAGTACATAGTCCATTACTCGTGCATTACCATGGATGGTAGTACTATCCATAGTTCTAGCTCCATCAAATAATTCTGCATTGCCAAATACCTTAGCATCTCCGGATACTTGAGCCCAGTCATGGATTTTAGCATCCTCGTAAACTTTAGCATCATCAAATACTTTAGCATCATTGTAGACCCAGCAATTACCTTCTTGACTAAGGTTCTCTTCTTTTTCAATGTAACCACCGAGTTTACCTTTTTTTACATTTCCAAAGTCTCTTAGAGCTTGTATGCCGTATAGGATTTTACCTTGACAATGTTTAACTATATCCTTACGTATAATGTATTTCTTGAGTTCCATATTATCCAACGTTATATACTGTTTTTACTGAGTTATCATTCTCTGCTACTGATTGAAGAATTGCTTCTGATTCATCATGTTCAGTGATGAAGTCGCATACTATTTCTGGTATACCTTGAACTTTCTTTTGCCAGATGAATTCAATGAGAATAGCACCATCAGATGTAGTTGTGTAGTTTACTGAATTTAATGCTAAGTAAGCATTAATTGTGTGATAGTAACTTGATATCTCTTCCAGGAAGTTCTTTATGGAGTCTACTATTGGAAGAAAGCTAAATTGTTTAGCTGTTTGAGGATTAAGCTCATCTGGTGCTTTATCATTTAGTGATAATGCCCCGATAAGTTTTTTCTCAAGGTTGATAGAGAAATTAGTAGTAACTTCCAGGTGTAATTCCTTAATGAAGTTCTCTTTTCCTGGTATGTAAGCCAGGATGTTTGTTAATTGTTTCTGTTTCATTTTGACTAATATTTAATTAATTATTATTGATAATGCAAATTTACATATAATAATTTATTCATGCAAATTTATATGCAACTATTTTTATACAAGCTGAGGACATGAAAAGAGCTAGCAAGTGTTGATCCTGCTAGCTCCCAAACGTTACCTGAATTTTAAATCATCTTTACCTTTAGTAACTAATACCAATGAACTCTGATGAACATTTAAAATAAAAATCAACATAAAAGTAGTGCATTATTCTATAGTTACTTCCCATAGACTTAGTGTAACTTCTAGAGAACCTTTCTTATCCTTCTTGAGGGCAATGGTTACTATCATACTAATTTCTACTAAGAGCCCAGCTAGCATAAGTGTTGGTACATTAACTATGCTATCAAAGCCTACTCCATTGTTTCTGAGGAAGTCTCTTAAAGCAACAGTTGTACCTTCATCAATCTTACTGCCATTTACTGTTATGAAGTCCTTGATAAGACCCTGGACTTTAGTTAAGTACTCTTGGTTCTTCTCAATAGTACTTCTCTTGGGTAAAATTATTCTTACTTTCATTGTAAAAAGTTTTTGGCCGAGAAATCTTCTGGTTCCTCGGGTAAATTATCTTCTATTTCTTCATATGTATCTAACTCTGGGTCATCAGCATCTTGGTCAACCCTCATCTCAATTTCCCTACGCATTTCATGATGGTCCTGTTCGGAATGTTTCACTGCTTCTTTGATATTCTCTAAAGCATTGCTCATCTCAGTGTAGTCTATGGTTTCTCCGAGAGATTCCTTAGCTTTTAGCCCACCGTTTTGATTAACTGCTACCACTTCTGGTAAACTACCAAGGTCATATTTGGTTTCCAGTAGTTTAGCTTCTTCTGATTTATCTAAGAGCTTATCTTCTTGTGTAAGTATGTCCAGAACTTGAGCTTGAGTTACAAATTGGTTGTTTACCTCTTGGTTATTATTTTGCTGGAACATATTAAAGATATTGGTAGTACCTGACCCACCCATAAACTTCTGTACCATAGACTGCATAGAAGTGGTTGAATCTATCCCCATCTTTAGGGCTTTGTTTACTTCTGCACTAATGAACGGAGTATACCTACCTTGTTGGGAGGCCATTAATAGTTCAATCTGATTGTTGACCCTCATCCTGTCTTCAATAGTCCATGACATCATAGTACCCATTAAGCCTGTAATGATTTGTTCCTGTGCCTCTTTATCCCAGATTCGAGAGTTCATAACCTGATCCCTCATCTTGACCCTTATATCATCTATGGTAATACCAAGGCTTAAGGCAAATGAGCCAATATCATATCTCTTGCCGCAAAGTACCATATTACCTATAAGCCATTGGTTAACCATCATATCGATAAACTGTTGCTTAACTTCGGGGTCTTTTGAGATATGATACTGAGCAGCTAAAGATGTACTACCATAGGGTCTTGGGATCCGGTTTATTTTTAGCTTTCCAGTTTTGGAGCTCTTTTTTATACTTCCACTCATATTTTATATCTAAATAGGGTATATATTCGATGTATTCTAGAGAATATAGTGCATAGCAATCTAACTTCGTTATGTAGACTAATGCAAAAGACTTAGACCCATTATAAATAAGGGTAAAGGGTTTATCGGATAAACGGTCCCGAGTATAGGACCATTTACCGATAATTTTTAGGTCTGGTTTAGGCAAAAATTTAAACCTATTTGGTCCAGTTTTTAACCTAAATTTTTGCCCATTTAAGCTAATTATTTCCATAGCCATTTAACGTTATCTCGTTGACTGATGTAATTCCCTGAATTCAGTAATCCTTCTCTGAGATTCTGGAAATAACAATGCCCGAACTGGTACTACGTGCAGCTTGTAGAACGTTTTCCATAACCCAGGTGATAGGTTCCTACCTTTTTTCGTAAATGAGATTTCATTAAACTTTCTCTGATAGGTAGTAACCATATCCTTAAACCAAAGGTAAGGCAAGGTTTTACCTGAGGCTTCGTAAAGGGATTCTACATCATCCCTAAATTCTTTTCCGAAAGCCTTAATAAATTCGATACGATTAAATTCGTAATTCGGTTGTTCCATTCGAAAAACCGAAATATATTCCTGTACTGTCATTTTAAACCTATATTTAATGGATATTTAATAAACTCTAGTGGCTTGTCGTCAGGTATTACTTGAAATAAATACCCCCGATGCTCATCTTCATAATAACTTTCCCATACTACTGAGGGCAATTTGTAGTTGTCTAGTGGAACCCTTTTAGGTATACCAGTAACTACCAATTTAACTAAACTAATTTTTTCTAGACCCTCTGGAGTTAAATTAATAACCCCTTTGTGATAACTTCCGAAGATTACTAAATCGGGTTGATATTTCGTAGTTTTTATAATTGGTAAACTTATATCTCCCATAATAGTTTGTGGAGATATAACTTCCCCATTTCGTACTAAGGTAAGTTTACTTTTTCCTACGTACTGATTTCTTACTATATGTGCGAACATTTGGCGTAACTTTATTATAAAAGAGTGATTCTAAATCGTCCTTGACTAACTTCTGTACGAATAACCAAATCGGTATATTCCAGTAGTGAAGGATATTTTTCTCGGAGACTGAAAGTGAGTATAGTTTAAAGAACTTTATTCTAGTTCTGTACTTAACCCCTTTAGAAACTAAGTATGATTTAATACACCTTTCGTGTAAATGTTTTAATTCGAGGAGGTTTTTTAGATAAACCTTCTCCGGTAATCCAGATAACATTGACTAAATTTAATGTGTAAAAGGACTACCCTTAATTGAGTAGCCCTTTGTGTTATAAAACCTATGCTGTTTTAACCTCTTGGAGAACTTCCGAGCGATATGCCTTATATGCCTTGAGAGCCTCCTTGAATTCTTTAGAGTTTTGATCCTCTATTCTTGCCTTTGCAAGTTCAAGTTGACGGAGTTTGCTTCTTACCTTTTGTCTCCAAGTCTTCCTTGTGAGAGAATCTTTTACGTCTTCTGGGTATTTGTATTTTACTACCCTTTCCTTAGCAACCTTCTTTACGATTTCTACTGCCTGTTGGAGAGCGAGCTTCTTAGTAAGCTTATCCTTCTTAGAAGGTTTTTCTGTTTTTTCGGCCTTAGCTTCTTTCTTAGAAGCCTTTGCCTTAGCATCCTTCTTAGAAGTTTTAACTTCCTGGTTCTCTACTGAAGAGTTGTTTAAACCCTTGTTAGTGTTCTCGACCTTTGTTAATTTTTCTTTTTTCATAATTGACTAAATTAAATATGTTTATAAATCTTGTTTATTAATTACATTGCAAAGATACGCACAATATTTTATTTATGCAAATATTTTAATCAAAAATTTCTCAAAAGCTGAGGAACAAGCAGTAGTTATGATAGGAACTACTTTATCTCATAAGCTTCGATGGATAGCTGCTTGTTATTTACCAATGAGCTATTAACCCATTTGCCCTTACTTTCAGCATTGATGCCTTCTATGAAAGTATCATATAATGGTAGATCTTTACTGCCTTTGTAAGCATATAACGCATTACCCTTGAATAATACCCAGATTGTCTCTGTCTTCTGGTTGTAGCCGAAAGCTACAACGTTAGAAGACTCTGCTGGGATCATAACCGTTTCTAAGTTCTTAGATAACGTTCGTAAATTAATTACCTTATCACTCATATACTATTGTTTATGTGTTACTAAAATTAATGCCTTGTTACAGCGTTTCTCCAATACTCTATTTAGTAATTCGAAAGCACCATATACTCCCTCTGAGTTAGCTATGCTCCAGGTTTCACTATTTTCAGCCAATACAGCAGAACATAGACTTAATTGATAACATGGTAACAAGCTAACTGACTCAGGGTAGTCAACCATCTGACTATACAGCTCAATTAAACGGTCTATTGCCATGTCAACATCCTTAGTTATAGAATGACCGAATAAACAATCTAGTTGTGCTCCAGTTAGATGTTTATCTTTGGCTATACCTATACGTATTGCTTCTAGTTGAATTTCGGCAATCTGCCTTATAACTTTCCCAGTACTTTTATCCATTTGCTCTTTGTAATGCTTGTGCCATTGGTTCTACTAACTTCTCTGGGAATTTGCAATCTGGGTACCATCTGATAAAGAACTTAGAAGGCTTCTTATCTGGGTTGTTAAGTAATTGACGTATCTCAGTAGAGAACTTCAATCGTTCTTCTTCAGTCATATATACAGGGTACTTAGTGAATCCTACAGTACTGAATGACATAGCCTTAGCAGCTGGTGTTGCTCTAAGCGGGTTCTTACGTTCTCTGTATAAATATGGTACTATCTTCTTCGATGGACCTTCAAGTATTGAAAACCCGAAGATAATCTGTGGGTCAAATTTATCTGCCTTTGGATCTTTAGCTCTCTTGATACATCTTACCATCCAAGATAATGACTTAAGATACTGCCCATTACTTGTAGGTTCTCCAATATCCCTACTATTGAATTCGAAGTCTGGGAAGTGCATCTTGAATTCCTCAGTGAGTACAAACACAAACCCTAAGTCTCTGAGATACTTAATTATATCATTCTGGGTCTTACCTTGGTTTACCATTTGCCTTACATCCTCGAGAATATCCTCACGTGGTGACTTCAACTCAGCATTGGCAGCGGCCGTTGAAGGTCTACCTCTACCTGCAGTAGGTTGCTTAATGGGTAATGTACCAGAAAGTTGATCTAAGTAATTTTTGAACTGGTCAATCTCAGACTTATTACTTAGAGTAATTTCAATTCTTATCGGGCCATCATGCTTAACCTTAGACCCAAGGTTCAGTTCAGTATATGAATCTACTAAACGGTCCGACGTTGGGCAACCATTCTCTGAAAGGAGGGTTACTCTCATCTTTGGTTTAAATATCTCTTTCTCCATAACGTGTTAAATTATACAAATTAAGGGCTAAGATGTTTTTATCACCTTAGCCCCATCAATCATAATCAATCAAACGGATAATATGAATAGTAAAAGCTAGGGTTTAATCTTCTTCCTTCTTAGCTTTTTTATTCTTCTTGTGATCCTTAGCCTTCTTCTCTACCTTAGCCTCTTTCTTAGAGACTTTCGATTTCTTGGCTTTTTCCTCTTTAGAAGCAGCTTCCTTCTTAGCCTTGGGTTTACCACCGTTAGCAAGTTTACGTTGCTCAATGCGGTACTTCTTCTTCTCGGCTGAAGTCATCTCCTTGCCGTTTACCAGAGGATAATCGTACTTCATTACTCGAGGAGCAGCCTTCTTTTCCTTCTTGACTACCTTGAGCTCTTTTTCAGATTTCTCTACTTTGGCAGCTTTCTTACTAGCCTTTGCTGCCTTTACTTCGGCTTCTGCTGCTTTAAGTTGAGCAGCCTTCTTTGCCTTCTTCTCTTTTTTCATTTTTATGTACTTTTTAAGACCTTTGAGGTCAGTTAATGGATAAATCTTTTGTAACTTATCTCTCTCCTTTTGAAGAGAGAATAGTAGGTCCCTATACTCTTTACCATATACTGGGTGTTTAGAGTAATCCTTTTCGGGTTTGAGACCATTGGCAATTATGAACTTCCTTAACAACCGTAAGTATTTCATAACCCCAGGAGTTTTGGTTTCTATTGCCATGTTATATGTTCCTTTTGTTATATTATCCTATAGTAGGGTTATCACCAACCTGGGCAAGAACTTTCGAAAAATTCCAGTGAAATTATTTAATAAATGTTGGGCTACTAGAGGCAGAAATAACTTTTACCTCTTCACCAGGGAATATTAGTGAGAAGTTATTGTACAGATAATTAACTTCTGCATTAGTCATGTTCGTAAGTAAACCTTTTGATGATTTACCATTTACCATTAGTTGTAATATATGAACATTACCGGATACCCTTTCGCTAACATCATTACGAAGTTTATCTAGCCTGGAATTAAGTTGCTTAACCCTTATCTTAGAATCTTGAGTATTAAGACCAGTTGATTTAATTATATTCTCTATCTGCTCATTAGTACTTATGATTCTATCGATAGTATCTATTAAAGATTTTCCCATACTGGTTTATTTATAGGTTTATCGATTTCTGGCTCTTGTGACATCTCAAATAAGATTTCCTTTGCCTTATCAATAGTAAATTGAAGAAGATGTAAGTCATCATCATTTTGGCAAGTTTCCTTGTCTTCTAGTGCAATAGAATAAGTATTTATAAGATTATCCAATGCAAGTATGATTATATTTCTTTTTGTCGATTCCATAAACAAAATAAAAGCCCACTACCTGTATTAGATAGTGGGCCAAATCAACCATTAGCGAAATTAGAATATAACGGAACTCTATTAATCTTCAGATTCCTCTTCGTCCTTTTCGTCGTCTTCGTCCTTAGCGCCCTTACCAGGTTTCTGACCAGCGATAACGCCGTGGCCTTTCTTTGCCTTGATGGTAAGTTCACCGGGAATGAAGCCGTTAGATACCGAAACTACTTCGCCAGCTTTGTTGTAAGCTACCGTAGTAGTGTAAACACCGATGGAACGACCCTTAACCTTTACCGGGTAGCCGAAGGTCTCAATTTTGCCATTCTCAGTTTCGATTACATCGAATTGCTTTGAATTGCAACGTTGACCTGCGGGTCGGTTCTTAAGAGCTTCCATACGTGCCTTACGTTTTGCTGCTTTCTCTTCAGCAGACATCTTTGCTGCTGCTTTCTCCTTCTTTACAGAAGCTGCTTTCTTTGTTGCCATAATTTAATTGTGAAAATTGAAAATGTTATAAAATGAATGATGATTTATGATACCCTATAGTAGGGTAAGATTACTTCTTACCCTTTTTGCCTGATTTCTTAGGAAGTTTGATGCCAAGCTCTTTGGCAACTGCTGCCCGGAGCTTCTCAACCTCATCTTCATCGAAGTCATCAGGATCGGTGTCGAGATTCTTGTCGTCGCAGATGTCTTCCAATTCCTCGAAATCAGCACCTGCAAGCACCTCAGGAGTTACCTCCTCTTCGTCGTCGTCGTCGTCCTCTTCGTCGTCGTCGTCGTCGTCCT